CTCACGGCATGACTTAAGGCTTTCCAGTCACAACCCTCATTGCGTTCTGCCATTAATGCACGTTGCCCATAAGCATCAAAGCGTTTTTGCAACCCTGTCTTCGCATGTTTAACCGTTCCTGTAAAAGGAATGTATTTGCTGCATACTTCCACATGAGGAATCGGCTTATGATCTGGAGCTTCTAAATCAACGATCTTCACATGCTCATTATTAAGCTCAGTGACAAATTTACGAACAACATCAGCATGATCATCAACTCTATCCATCTCATGAGGAAAAGATTTAAAGAATTCTAATGTTTCTCTTAAAGCATGAACACGAAATCCCTTCACTCCATACTTCGAAGCTTGCTGCCTTGCATAGCCCAGGAAAGCATTTACCTGTTTGTTCAAAAGCAAGAAACGATTATCAGAAATATAGTCAAACAACTCTGATCCTTTGAATCTTTGGATCATCTCAGGACGCTGCAGGGCAAACAACATATCTAAGGCCATCGTTTGACCCTGTAACAAGAGTTTTAGATACTGATCTAAGCTAAATGTCTCAATATCAATATCATCCTTAACATTTTTCTCAAATGGCTGTTTTGGACGAGAGATTGAGATAGTCTTTTTGACCTTCCCTAAAACAATGTCTCGTGCATCAGGCAAATAGACACATTTATAGTCAGAGTCACTTTCAGGAGTCTCACAACCATATAAGTGAGATCCAAATTTAATTTCAATGATCTTATCCATTAATTTAGCCGTAACCTCACAACATCATAATCAGCTTTAGTAAGACTATTCCACAACTTAATGATTATAGCATTCTTATTCCAGAAAAATGGCCCTTTCTCGGTCCCATAAATATTCATGCGACCACCTGAGCTTCTGCAGCTTCTTTCGCTGCACTCAACGCTTCTAAATACTGAAGCGTATCACCAATTTGAGGAATCAAATGGGTAAGTGAGTTAATCTTCTTCTGGATGCTTTTGAAATCTTCAATCTTGTCAATCTTCTGCAAGAAATTACGATACGTTGAGTAGGCATGGTACTCTTCATAGGCCAAGCGATACGCAGGTTGTTTCGTCTCTGCAAGCCAATTAAGAATCTTACGATTCTTATAGGTCAAGAACGTAATCACTTTCACTTTGATTCGATTCTTTGCTTCTGCCATTCGTTTAATTCTGGCAAGGTAATTCTCATTGTTATTGAGCAAATCCTTTTCAACCACTTCAAGCTTTCCAACAACTGTATCAAACACCACTAAACGATGTGTACCATGATTTTCATTGGCACAAACGCAATCACACTTAGGACCTACTGCATTAGTGCAGCGAAGGTCACAAGCTGATTTAACAGTACCACGAACAAGATTGGTTTTCTGAACACGACCCATGTAACGAAGAGCAAGCTCTCCACACAAGGGACATTTCTGTTCAAGAATAAATTTTAATTCACCAATGCCTTCAACATTAACTGCCATCGGTCTTTCACAGTATGAACACTTCAAGAAATGTCTTTCCATTTGATTTACCCTCCCTGGGTTTATCTATCTGTAAATAGTATAGCAGAACATTCTTATCTTGTCAACGCTTATTTTTTCTCAGTCAACCAAGTATCAACTAAATCTTTAAGCTGCTTAAGGCATTGAATGTAAGGTTCCAACTCAATCCCATAAGGATCTGCAATATCAGCCAAAGGATTAATCATAAATGTCTTACCTGCAGCTTCTGGATAAATGATACCCATATCTTTTAAGTGTATTCCAGTCATCACCAAAATAAGATCAGCTCTTGCCACATCCTCTTTCCGCAACATTCGTGCTTTATGAGGAGGCACTGGAATCTTAGCTATTTCTAGAGCTGTTTTAGCACATGAAGATATATGCGTACCATCTAGAGCAGAAAGACCTCTAGAATAAGCATAGATTTTTGGATACGTTCGAGCAACAGCCATAGCCATAGGACTTCGGCAAGTGTTACCCGAACAAATGAATAGAATGTTTCTCATAATTTAGTATAACAGGAGTAAGTAACAATGTCAAGGGATATTTTCGTTATTTCTTAATGTTAGAACCGTTGGTGGTAGTGGTGCAGGATTGACTAGTAAAGTATGCTCGAAATGAGCTACTGGTTGACCTGAGAAAAGCCACGTATTCCATTCTTTTTGCTTATGATAGATAGCTGGATCTCCTATACAGAAGATTGGCTCAACACAAAGAACCATTCCAGCTACAAGTAAAGAATTCTTCTCTTTTGCCACAAAATTAGGAATCTGAGGGCCTTCATGGATATCTCTTCCAATACCATGTCCTGTAAACTCCTTAATAACGCCACAATTGCTCCTAGCGTCAAAAATAGCCTTACTGACACTCTGGACCGTCTTTCCTTCAATACACGCTGAAATCCCAGCCAGCATTGCTGTATAGGTATCCTCAGCAAGCTTTCTGACCTCTGGTTTGACAGGCGGTATTAAAACGGTTATAGCTGAATCAGCCTTCCAACCATTGTAATCTACTACCAAGTCTAATTTGACCACATCTCCAGGCTGGAAGGGTGTATCATTTGGGATACAATGAACAGCTCCTGCATTGACCGAAATACAAATACTTGCTGGATAGTCTCCATACCCTTTACAAGCAGCGGTCCCACCTTGAGCATTGATATAATCATCAGCCAACTTATCAATTTCTAATCCTGTTCGACCTGGAACAACAAAAGAAGACAGAAAAGATAACGTATTAGCCGTTATTTCTCCTGCCTTTTTAATAAGCTTTAAATGTTCTGCAGATTTTAATGTAATCAATTCTTATCTCTTCCTTCGTTTGAATCGTTTATCTTTCTTTTTAGGAAGCCATTCATCTTTTCTAATATGATTAAACTCCGTCACTTCTTTTGCCAAATCTGGTAATGCTTTAATTTCCACATTGTCAATTCGTAGAAATTTTGGGCTCGTTTCAGAAACGTCTTCTATCTGTAAATTCGTAACTGCTGAATAAATTTCTCGCACACATGGACAACTGCATGTTTCACTCAAACAATCACTGAACCTATGAATAGGTTTAGACAAACATCCGTAACACTTAATCATTCTACATTAAGTATACAGGGAATCTATTGTAATGTCAAGGGGTTTTTGAAGTAGGTAAGTTTACTCTGAGATTGTAATTCGGACAGGTTTTGTCCAATCTATTTTAGACATCATTAGATCCCAAGCATCTTTAGAGCTATTATCAAAATCCTGACCTTCGGAAAGACCAGGAGCGATACAACCTTCAAGAAATACTTTGAGATCAGAAGGTCTGATCGCAAAATTACTTGGATGAATCTCAATGTAAGATCTTCCTATAGCAGAAGTATCTAGGAGTGGAGTTTTAAAAGGCCATCTAGAACCTTGATATAAAGATACCGTATAGGTTCCACATGGGATACAAACATTTGCTGCATTTTCATGAACTTTAGGAAGTTCAATAGTAAAGCACACGAATTGTCCATTAATAGACAATTCACCCTGTGTACAAAATTGATCAGAAGACTTTCTAACCAATGAGAGTTGTGTCCCATCGAAAGAAGGTACTACTGGAGTTTGTGCAGGGGTAAAAATATTCGTAACTTGTGAAATAATGTCTGACCAATTCATATAAGCCTCTTTTATCGTCTTATCGTCCAAAAGTCTGAAGCTAAATCTGGATTAGAGATATAAGCATAAGGAAGTTTGAAGTAACCCTTTAGACCCCAAGCAGGACCCCAGGAATTACGCACAATCATTACTTGCTCAGCATCATCATATCCTACAGCTAATACAGCATGTCCACCAACGCAGCTATCCATTACTGGATTAGGCATTGTTACAATACCTGTTGCTGCAACTTCTGGTGATTCAAATGAATCATAAACTGTAAATCCAAAGCAGAAAGGAAAACCAGCTGCAAGGCAATGCTTCATATCAGAAAGCGTATCTAAACGTACATAGGTAGTGATTTTATGCAGAAGAGCCTCTTGATAAGCAGCATCAGAGGGCTTATCAAATACCTTGGATTCATCATAAGGCCAAATAGCCTCAGAACATCCACCAAGGGTAGCTAAAGTTTTAATACCATCTCGAATCTGACCACCACCATCTTCCATTACAGTTCCTTCCATCACACGCTCATTAAAATAAATGAATAAGTGAGAGAATGGCATGAATGTAGAGCCAAGAATCTCAGCAGAAGCAGTTTTTGTGGAAAGAGATTGCTCTTCTAAAAATTCAAGAGCCCCAGCTAAAGAAAAACTTGTGCATGATCCCAATTGATCTTGATTCTCAACTGGTGAACATTTTGGGCGCAGATCTACAGCTGCTGGTAACATTTCAATGCTATAGGTGTGAACAGGTCCGTAATGAATATCACGAACATCTGGTAAATCTGGTTTCCAAGTATATTTATGCATGAAGTTACTCCTTAAAGCGAAACAGGTCCATTAATAGCTGTAATTTCCTCAGCTGAAGAAAACAAAGCTTTGGTAGCAGTGGCTTGCAAACAAGCTAATGTTCTTACTTCTTCCAAATCTGTTGGATTAGTCATGCTGTGTGGATAAACGTAAATAGGATTCCATCCAGACAAAACATCTAACCCACCAAATGAAAAAGTAACTTCATAATATTTAATGGAATTATCTATATCCCTATATAACTTGCAGCTAACGATTGAATCACTCATGGCTTATCTCCTTAGATTTTAATAATTTTTAGAACAATGGCAGTTGGTTGCACAATAGTATGTGGACCATTACCACCAGTATTTTGAACTGAAATACCAGTTACAGAAGCCTCAGTGAAAATTGGACCAACGTTAACTTGAGGAGGTGATAGAAGAGCAGAACCACCACCGTTTGAAGCTCCAATTGCTCTGACTGTAACGTGAGTATGTCCAGGATCACTTATACCATGACTATGTGCTGGAATTTCTGGAATAGTTAATGTATGTGTTTCTGATCCACCTACATTTCCGACAGTATTACCTAATACACCTGTGGCAGCACCACCTGAACCTGCAGTAGCACGTCTTCGAATATCAGGTACATTAAACGTAGTACTTCCATCTCCGAATCCCCAAGTTGTTCCAATAGCCGAAAATAAAGCTGCATAAACTGTTCTACTGACAGCTGATCCATCACATAACAGATAACTTGTAGGAGCAACAGTTCCTGCAAAGTCAAGCATAGCTCCAGTTGGAACAGTTCCATTAGTGGAAGTAACAACAGATTGCTGCCAAGCAGTTCCATCCCAAAATTCAAATGCATTTAATGTAATATTAAAACCAAACTCACCTACTAGTGGATTTGCTGGTCTTCCTAATGTAGTCCAACGTTGCAATAAGTTAGTTGCACCTCCGATTAACCTACGATCTATTAATCCAGAAAGAGCATTATGATCTGAAACTCCATGCCCAACGAATGAGTATGTAACCGTTGCAATCCATAACTTAGTGACATCTGAAGCAATACTTGCAGTTGTTACTGCAAAAACTTTAGTAACGGAGTCCCAATAAACATTGTAAGTACCAGAAGAATCTGGAAAACCTACTGTAGCATTTATAGGAATTAATCCGAAAACAGCAGTAACATTAAAAGCAACACCATTAATGATAGCATATTCAGAAGAGAGAAGTTGAAAGACATTAAGTGTATCACTGCCAGGATTCACAATATTAATACTTGTTGCAAAAGCAGAAGTAGAAGGAAAAGGATTTCCAACTGTTCCAGCCAAAATAACATTGTTATTACCTTCAATTTGACTACGCCCGACTACAGTATCTAATGCAGAAATACCTAAATCAGCCAATGATGTATTATGAGGATTGAAAGGACTAATACCTGGACCAGTTCCAACAGCTTTAATATGTGCTTCTAATGTATATGTCGTAGCAGGATTATACTGTGGAGTACGATCTGAAAAATCTGCCAATGGGGTTATGATTGGGACAATTTTTGGCAGAATTTGATAATAAATACGACCAACTTGAGAGATATTCGAAAATGCTACAGCTCCACCTAATGTCATATCAACAGAAGCTAGAAAAATAGAATTAGCATCTGGGGGTACATTGATAGTTGTTACTCTAATTGTATAGCCATCGACTTGTTTATAGAAAATCTTAGCATTTGTTTCTTCATTCAATGTAAAAGCAGATGTATCAATGGCAGGAAGATAATCTATCCAAAGATAATTCTGTGAAGATTGAGTTAAAGGAATATTGATCACACCAGAAGATTGTGGAGTAGGAAGGAGATTACCTAATCCATCATTCGTAGTGGCTGTAGCATTTGCAGCATTATAGAGAGTAACATCGGTAGGGCTAATAAAAATTCTATTGCCGATTGGATCATAAGCAATCCCACCAAGAGTAACATTCACAGAAGGGCTTGCAGATGTATTATTAGTTCCAGGAACTACAAGGAATCCCTCACCTGATGTAGTAGCATTATCTATCCCAGCCGAAAATGTATCTGTGATAAGATTATCTACCTTATCTTGAGCAGTTGTTTGCAACCACTCAAAAATTTGTGCAATTATTCTTTGTGCATTACTAAAAATTACTGAGGCCATATACGACTCCTTTTATCTATACTTTATCCTTCTACGATATTAAAATACGTCTTTGCAATTGCTGGTACTAACTGATTTATTAACGTCTCCATAATTGTAACAAATGGTCCTATAAAATGACCTGGATCAAAAATAGTAATAATAACACCAAATGCTAAAGTTGACGCATCCCAAAGAACAGGAACGGGCAACTGAGTGTCTGTATACTGTAAACGGTATGCTGTAACAGATTCTGTTGGGCCAGCCCATGGTAACGTTAATATGACTGAGGTATTTGAAGGAATTAAGGATACGAAACCTAAATAAATTCCATTTGGATCTGTAATTTGTTGACCAATTGTAAGTTGTGATAAATATGAAGTCCCAACTCCTGTAACATTAGCACTTCCATGTGTAAAAGTTGTAGTTCCTGTTAAAGCAGTAGCTCCTGAAAGTGAATCGAATATCTTAATAGGTGGAGCGATATCAAACATAGCCTGAAGGGTATGAGTTGTTGGTACATTCATTGTCCAATAACCCAATACACCATTTGTTGTGTAAGAACTAGGAGGAACAATAAGCCCACCACCTACAACAACACTTGTGGGAACAGTGACTGTTCCTGCACTTGGGAATGTTACTGTTGTTCCAGAAGGGCCATAACAAAGGGCTCTTCCATTAAGTACACTATTAGAAGCAAAAGTAATAGAGGTTCCAGCAAGGATGTTACCATTAACAGTATCATTAGCCCCGAACGTAAAGGTTGTACCTGTTACAAAGTACACATTATCAGCTGTAGCACCACCTGTTAATACTACGTTACAGTTTGCACCCATAGTAAGACTTGTTCCAAATAAAAATACATAAGTTCCTGCACCATTCAGGGTTAAATTACCAGTAGAAGTCCAAGTTCCAGCTGAAGCAGCAGAATAAACACCTGGAGTTGCAACAAATCCATTCAAATCTGTAGAACTAATATCAGTACCAGGACCCATTCCTTGTAAAGTGATTGCTGCTGCAGTAGCATCAGTGTGTGCCTGAGCTGCAGTGGCATCTCCAGAATGAAGAGATCCAGAGAAAGTACCTGGAGGGAATCCTGTAATTGTACTGCCTGGAGAACAGCCAAGATCACCAGTCAATACTGTAAATCCTGTATTGGTAACTGCTGTGTCACCCAAAACAGCAAATGTAGATGCTGATAGGAGATAGGGGTTATTACCTCCGCTTGGAGTAACATCCTCTACCACTAAAGTTGAGTCAATGAAAGGAGATGATGTAAAAAATTGTGATTGAGGCCCACTTGGAGTAATAGGAGCATCTAAGATTGTCCCTAAAATAAAGTTATTAGCATCTCTTACATTTGTAATAGAGGGAGGAACACCTGTAAATGCTTGGGCGATTAATATAACAGCTTCATTTGTGCTACCAACCAGAGAGGCCAAGTACAGATTCATTAAAATCCAACGATAATCTACATATTGCATTTGGCTAGGTTTAGGAAAATCAAACAAAACACCAAAATTCTGATATAATACTTCATCAACAGCCAAGTCAACATAGTTATCTGTTTGAGTTAAATAATTAGCATAGAAAAATTGATCGAGCTGATTTCCGTACATATTATCGACTTGCCATAAATTGGTATTACGATCTTCAACGGGTTTTAAAAGATCTCCCTTACCATAGACATGATAATCTGGCAAAGATAGCATTAATGCCTCTGCTGACGATTGCTGCACAGATTGAGGGATTGTCCATGTTAGTGTTTCTGAATATGCAGATATGAAAGATGGTGTATGTGTTCTAACCCTGGCATACCATGTTTGAACAACCCCATTAATACGGGCAGCTACTGGAACAGCAAAACCCTTTCGAACATTACCATTCTGAAAGGTAATAGCTGAGATCTGATTAAAAGTAACCAGATTTGGAGAATTGAATGCGGGAGTAGTATCTAGTTCCAGATCAAATCCTACCAAAGTCAATGCAGGAGTAATAAAGGCAGGATTAAAACCCCACCAGAATACATAAATACCATCCTGACTCGTTCTATAAAAACGAAGATCAAGAGGTATACCCTGATCAGCAGTAGATGCAGATCCAATATACTTTGCACCACTACCATAAAAAATTCCTGCCCCGTAAATTGCCATTATCTATCCTATAATTAAAGATTAGTTCTTATGCGAAGCTCAGTGTATAAGATACTCGTAAAGATTGAGTATTTGTTTTTGTAATAGGCACTAACAACTCTGCATAGGTATAAAAACTACCTCGTGTCATTTCAAAGAATGCACCAAGGTATGTTCCATTTGATGTCGTATAGAATGCAACCAATCGATCTGTTGGAGTAGTTGTTTGATGCATAATGAAGTCTCGTGTATCACTTAAATATGCACCATTATCCCAACGAGCAATAAAATTATTAGTAGCAGGTTGAGTAATAGAATCCCATTCTGTAACATATTGACTAAATGAAAGTGTCATCAATTTTCCTGTTACTGGACAAATGTTAAATAGGTTTGAATCCCCAATCCCGCCAACACCACCAAAACCAGCTGGATTTTTAACAATTGATACTACTGTATCAGTAGAGGGATCAAATGTCATAATAGCAGACTGATAGTTATTATTATCATATACCAAAGCATAAATATATGTTTGATCAGCTGTCCAATTGTAAAAGTTAATGTTGCTGCTTCCACCATCTGGATACCAACCTGGAACAACTGGAAGTGGTTTAGTGATAGGAGAACCAAAGGTCATTGAACCTGATTCAGCACACTTTTTATATGTGAATGAGGTACTAGATACACTTACGATACCATAATACTGTCCACCACTTACAGGAGTATAAATAATATCATGCTGATCAGCACTCCAAAGTCCTGTTGGGTTTGTAATGCTTCCTTGTGACACTAGAGAAAAATCATCATGATTGACAATAACAACGTTATTAGAAATTGTATTTCTGTTAACGAAATGTAGTTGTCTCTGAGCACCTACAGTTTTCCATCCAGCATATGTCCATCGATTTGCAGTATACATCTCAGGAACAGCTGCCACTTGAATAAAACCACCGCCACTACCAATGGCTATAGGAGGATGTCCATTTTCTACAAATCCTAAAGAAGAAATAACTCCATTACCTTGGGTCGTGCCCCACTCATAAGCCCATGTAAATGCTCTATTTCGTTGAAAACCACTTAACTGAGGTAAAAAAATGCCACCTTGTGTTCCTGCTGTTGTAATAGCATTTTGATAATTATAAGCAGTTAATGCTGTTCCAGTTTGTCCTGGATCATTTTGTCCAATCCAACCTGTTAAACTGGCTACTTGAATATGATTACCATCAATTACAGAAACAACTGTTGTTGTAGCTGATGTAGATGGTTGAGTAATTGTATCCCCAGCCATGATGATATTTGCACCAACATTGAAAGTAGAAATACCAAGCACATTCGAAAAAGTTAAATACGTTGGAAATACGTTAAATACATGAAATGTTGAAGTTCGAGTTGAGTCAACAGCATCATAATTAATACTTCCATTAAGAGTATACTGATTCAGATTTATATATGCATTATCAGCTGAAATACCTGGATTATAATCATACAATTCTAAAGAGATATTATTGACACCAGGATAAGGAGTTTCAAATACTCCAGCATATCGACCATCAAAAGCGAATCCTTTGTAACTCATATTTGCCTTTTGGGTAAGAATGAGTCCTACGGTATTCTCAATTTCAGTCTCATAATCAATATGACCAGTAGCTACATCGGTCAATGTGATCTTCATAGTATTTTTAGGTTGGGCTGGACTTTCCAAATCATTAAATTTTTCTTGCATTGTAATTCTCCTTAAAAAGTTGTTACTAACGTGCTTGCTACCCATCCTGTCGTATCACCTACAATCAAATGTGTACTATCTATTATATTGACAATTGATGTTGTATATATTCCCTGCACAAGTACATCGGCAAAGGACATTCCTGCTGTACTATCTATCTGTAATGTGACCCCATCGATAACATCTATTACTGCAAAAAGTATACTTTTTGTTGTGTCTGTTGCATCTCCACCTAAATATACATCCCCAGAATCTAAATCTCCTGTAAAAGATGCTGTTGCATCGGCAAAGAACTCACTTAAAGTTGGATTAGAAATAGAAGGAATAGTTATACCTGTAAGAAGTGTAACTACAACAGAGTCAGCGTTTCCTGTAAAAGTTGCACTATGATCTGGGAAGAAATCACTGAAATTTTCTACATAGTTAATAGATAATGGGATAATCTTATTAATTAAGGTAATCAAATCATCTGAAAGACTTGCAGGAACACCAAAACTAAGTAAAGTGTTTACTAAGATAGTCTTATCAAAAATAATATCATTGGCAATCTCTGTAACAGTAACAAAATTGTCTGCTTCAGGACTCCCGATTGCATCATTGATCTTTTTAAGAGGTATATAGGTCATATTTAAATTACCTTACAAAATAAACCAATTCGTTCCATTACTCTGTACTGTAATAGCTTCATATTGGATATCTATTAAAAATGTAGCTATGCCATCAAGCGTATTCCCACCCGTACATGCAATTGTTACAATATTTACACTGGAGTCTATCTTCTTAACTTCATAAATCTTATCCAAAAAGGCAGATGCAAGAGGTAAGGTAATAGTAACTGGTGAAGCGGAAGCATTTACAAGCAATGTACCATCTGTGGGGGTAGGAGTTGTGGAAGCAGATACTGTTCGTGTATTAAAGGTTCCACTACCACCACCTGTAGAATCAATTGTAATTGAATTGCCTACTGGAGTAATTGTAATATTCGTGCCAGCGATCAATGATACATTATCAGTTAAACCATTTAATGAGGTAATAGCTAAACCAGATGATAATGACCATGTAACAGTAGGGGCAGAAGGCCAATTGTAAGTAATATTTAATTGAGCAATTGAATTAAGTGGATCTTGAACTTCATTTACATCTTCAGCTGCAATCTCTGATCCTAACCCAGCATATGATACTGAAACTGTATTGCCATCCTGTGCAGTAGCAAATGTAATAGCTCCAGTATCGTAGTTCACTAAAAATTGATTACTAGTAGGTGTACCACTTAAAATTTCTGTATATCCTGGGATAAGAACAGGTGTAAGAATACTTTGCTGAGGAACTTCAACTAAACGAATTTTCCCAGGAGCATAAGTTGTTATACCAACGATCCCAACAATATGCACCTCTCCTGAAATAGGAGAAGCTATTAATCGCTCATTTACCTTTAGTGTATAAGGTATACTCATAATTTTTTCCTTTTATATTAGCCCAAAATAACCCATGAAGTACCATCATAACCAAGCCATTGATGTGTTGTTGTATTGTATGCGATCAATCCTTCTGCAGGAGAAGCAATATCTGTAAGAGGATCTGGCATACGAGGTGGTAAGAAACCTTTGGTAATTGATTGAACATCCAACATAGCGGAAGGATCTGCAGCTCCACCAATACCTAAAGAACCTACTAGTGCTCCACCAGCAAGAGCTAAATCAAGACTGGCATGACCTATAAATCCACCTACAGCTGTAATTGTACCTACAGTTGTAATTGCATTTGCTGAGAAATTACCAAAAGTATCACGTTTGACAATAGTATTTGGAACATTTGAAGAAGTAGCTCCATTTGCGAGAAGTTCAGCTGTATGAATATTAGCTGCTGAAGATCCACCAACACTAACTACAGTGGCAACTGTTGTACTAGAACCTCCGCTAGTAGCAGTAACATTATTCGTATCTAATGTCACAGCTCCTGTAAGAGCAATCAAATTACCCATATTGCTTGCATTTGTAACTAAGGTAATACTTGACTGAGCGATTACAATTCCTTGAAATTGTGAAGATGCATTAAGAGTAGCAGAACTTCCAACCATCCAATATACATTTCGTGGTACTGCACCACCAGTCATTACTACCGTAGAGAAAGATCCTGTAATAAGGGTACTACCAATTTCAAATACCCACACATCTGAAGCTGTACCATTTAAAGTAAGAGTACCTGTTAAAAAGGCTGCAGAACTAAAACTATAGACACCAGGAGGAGGTGGTGCTATACTACCTAAATCTTGCCCTGATAAATCATTACCACCAGGATATGCACCTGGAGGAAATGGGAGGGTTGAAAATGTGTTATAGGCATTTGTAGCATCTACTATAGCTTGTGCTGCAGCTGCATCAGCAATATGTTGTGTACCAGAAACTGTGCCTGGAGGGAAACCTGTAACAGATGTTCCTGGGCTAAGTCCCAAATCACCTGTAAGAACTGAAAATCCTGTGTTGGTTATAGTTGAACTTGCCAAAACAGCATAACCACCAGCTGTACCAAGAGTACTGGAGGAAGTAGTCGTAATAACATCTCCAGTTAAGGAAGTTATCCCATCAGCCCCAGGAGCCCAAACTAAATTCCCAAAACCATCATTTTGTAAGAAAGTACTGGAAGCACCTTGATCAGCAGGTAAATTTAATGTATATGTTGTATTTACAATAGCAGGAGCTTTAAGAAAAATATTGTTTACACCAGCATTAGTCTGTTGAAAATCAACTCCATCTTTAACAAATAGAGTATGGAAATTTTTTGAACTGCTACCTAAATCTACTGTATTATCTACTCCAGGTAAAAGTGATGTATTAATAGCAACAGTGGATAGATTGCTCAATGATACGTTAGCCCCACTTCCACTAGCTGTTGCATTAATTGTAATATCTTGACCAACTTGAGCTAGTGTTACGTTTGTTCCTGAAACAAAATGGACAGCCCCTGTTAAATTTGGACTAGAATCTGCATGTATAGAAGATACACCAACAGCTGTAGCAGCAGCAGAAATTGTAAGAGTATTGCCAGAGGGAGTAATTGTAATATTTGTACCAGCTGCCAAGGTCACTGCATCTGTTAAACTGTTTAAACTCTTCACAACCTGACCAGGAGCAACATCAGTTGATAAAATACTATTAGTAAGATTCAATTTAGAGTAATCAATGGCTGCAAAAGCAGCAATACTACTATTTGTTACACTATTAGCAGATAATGACCATGAAACTGTAGGAGGCAAGGGCCAATTGTAGGTAATATTTAATTGCACAATTGAATTAAGTGGATCTTGGACCTCGTTTACATCCTCGGCTGCAATTTCTGATCCTAATCCCTCATAGGAGACAGAAACTATTGAACCATCATGTGTAGGTGAAAAGGATACAACACCTGTCTCATAATCGACAAGGAATTGAGTCCCTATTGGTGTACCAGATGGGATTTCTGTGTAACCAGGAATCATTACAGTAGAAAATGGAACAGTTAATTGAGGAACTTCAACTAAACGAATCTGTCCAGGAGCATACGTAGTAATACCAACGATACCAATAATATGAGATTCACCAACAATAGGGGAAGCTATTTGTCTTTCATTTACCTTTAGTGTATAAGGTATGCTCATAAGATTTTCCTTTTACGACTCAACCGAAACTGTGAAAATATTTGAAACAGTATAAGCTTCATTACCCACATCAATTTGTTGCCCAGGAGGAATAGTAGTGGTAATACCACTCTTTACTGATTGAAGAACCAATGAACTAAGATCCACCTCGGATACTCCAGGTACAGTTTGGGCAATAGCAACTATTTCACTCAAAACAACTATAGCCCCAAGACCAAGACTATTTATGTAAACTGTAAGGGCTGTTTGCACATTGCTGACCACAGTAGCTGGTACATAACCTGGGACAATAGTAATTCCCATCGTTATATTGATGAGTGCCTGAAGTGCTTCCAGCACTAAAATGTCAGATCCAACAATATGATTTGAATTATCATCGAGCAAAGCCTGAAGAGTAGCAATCAAACTATCATATGTATAAACAATGGTAACTACCGTATTATTATCAGGTTTAAATCCTGTAAATGAAGCACTTCCTAAGCCAAACCCAGCTGTATTTCCTACGACTATATGAAATGGATCAGTTACAGTTGTAATCGTAGTTGAAAAAACTCCCTGTTTAATTGTATCACCTGGATTCATGCCATTTGTAGTATTAACAGTTAAATGAGTACCATCATTTACCAATGTAATTGTAAAAAATGTAGAAACATTAAAATTAATATAACTGCCAGCCTCTGTGCTCCCAGCAAATAAAATATTAGGATTTTCAACGAATTGAAAGTCAGTTCCAGGAACAAATGCATAAGGAACACCACCAACGATTCCAGTAACAGATCCTACTGATACTGCAGGTTGATTCAATAGGACATACTGCTGTAAACCTGTTGTAGAATATGTAAATGTCTCTGTAGGGGTGAGCAAAAGTGTTCCTCGAATATAAACGTTAACACTCCCACCGTATTGATTACGTAACATCTCAGGATCATTTGGGCCTACAATAAGAGCTTGAATAACATTTGGATTTGTCTCCATGAGACTGATGATACCATTTGGTGTGCCAACGTTATTACCTTCTAATTTAATTTTAATACGATTAGCATAGTCTACATTACTTTCAATAGCAGTTCCACCAGATGTAGCTGTGTTATTAGTTACGGCATCAATACCTGGAGCTGAAGAAACAAGAGATGTAATAACATTTGCACCAACATTTCCAACAGTTCCTATAGTCTGACTTACAATGGTAGTACTTTGTTCATAAAACCCAGACACAGGGTTAAAATAAGAAGGCGCAAGAGAAGGAATAAATGTTACTGTCGCAGTAGTTGCAAATGAGGTAGATGGCGAAGAAGATGTTGCTAAAGTTGATACAACAGTTCCTGTAGGAACAGAAACAATTGGAGATGAGGTAGTATAATTTCTAATTCGAAATGTAATTGTTCCAATTGCAGCAGTACCAGGATTTCTTGTCATTCCATAATTATTACCAATAGCATCTAGATCAGCTGGTAAAATTGTAGCAGCATTAATTACGAAGGCTTGAAGGTTCTGTGTATACTGAAGAGAAGCATATACGCTTGGATCTGTACCATTCTCAGCAGATAACTGATTGGCAACGGTACTACAAACCACATCATTTACAACAGTTCCAGAATTTGTATTTATATCTGGACGAGATTGTTTTAAAAATGACAGCATGGATTGAAGTATTTGACTAAAATTTGGAAGAGCCATAATTTTTATCCTTAAATGCTACCTATACTAACACCAGTCGTAATTTCCTGTCCTGAAGCTGCAATTATTGTAAGCAATGAGGCAATGTTAGTTTCACTTTGAATTGTTGTACTTAATGAATATAATGTTTGGACAATTTCTGCTGGATTTGTTCGATTCTGTGTAAGAAGATAAAGAATTTGTAAAGCTGTAGTTATTTGATCCTGTACACTACCAGAAATAATATTGGGATTCATCTTATTACCGATAAGACTTTGTAAGATAGTTCCGTAAAGAGGAAATAATGTATTAGTTCCTTGTTCTGTTAAAAGGATCTTCTGTACATCTTGAATGGTTTCTGTAAGCCCACTCACTAAAGTAAAATCATTAGATGAATCTATTTGAAGATCATTTGTCTGTTCACCAAAATAAAAAGGTGGATTACCTTGTTGAGGGGGATATTGTGGATTTTGGGGTTGATTTTTTGTTGAAAGTTCTAAATCGCTCACTTAACTCTCCTTAAGAATTACAAACTTGATCAATAAGATTTAAAAATGATTGGGCTGTATTCACAAAATTCTGTAACTGTTTTACTTGATTTGAAATTGCTGTCGCAACATAAGCTCTTCTATTATATGTATAGATAAGATTTTGAAGTCCTGCTAAAGCTTTAATAGTTGCACCGCTTTCTGCCTGAGCAATAAATTGACTTATAGTAGGACAAGTAGCATAAGTCTGCATTGGACCTAAGACTACATTAAGATCAGCTTGAATCTTATTCTGTACAGCAGCTAATGTATTAATTTCAAGCTGAGCAAATGAATTCAAAATATCAAGTCTTGCTAATTGAGATCCCAATAAAGCAATCTGAGCATCAGCTAACAATATCTGGCTATTCAAAAAAGTTTTAAAGGTAGATTTAAGAATTGGGTTATTACAAAGAATCTGCCTAATAAATTGTAATACACAAATAGATAAAGCTACAGGAGTTGATGGGGGCATATTATCCTCCTGCCTTTACGGTCAAAGATGCCGTAGTTATAATACTAGTTTCTGAAGGAGGAGCAATTGGGGATTGAGCTAAGAAAGCTACACCTAAAGCCCCAAGTTGAGATTGAACAACAGGACTTCCACCTTGAAAACCAGCAATTGTAGTAAAAAAAGCTTGAATGGCATTTATAAAAAGCCAATAAACTGGATCGACACTAGTTGAGGAAACAGCCAAATCATTCAGTCTAGCAACACCATTAACCCCATTATTCAGATTCATTTGACCATCAGGTGATAGGGTTAACGTAGCAGCAGGAACACCAGCTGTTCCAGATGAAAGGATTACCTCACCAATTGGAGTCATAATCAAAGAAGCTGCTGGTAAACCTGTAGGAATTGTTGTGTTCTCAAGAGTAATATTCCCAATGGTATCCATGGTAAGTTGACAAATAGGAGTATCAACAGTAGTAAGCCCAACAGGAACAGAAATTTGAGTAGCTATTTGAAGACCTTCAGTAAGACCAGTTGCAGAATTTGTTGTAAAATTAAAGGTACTCTGAATATTATCTATACCAGTATTTGATTCAAAATAACCATTATCAGCAGAGAGAATTACTTCATGATCATCAGATGACCCCTGACCACCAATAATTAAACGTTCACCCATGGAGCCAGATTCAATCTGAGCCACACCATTGTTCCCAAGGTATAGATGAGCACCAAATCCAGGTATACTCTCGCCTGTAGGTGCTGTAGGACCAGTTGCTTCCATGAAAATCTCACCATCTTGAATTGGGTTAGCTCCAATAGCAATATCCTGACTAACATTTCCAGTAGAGGGAATGGCCCCACGATACTGATTATTGGCACTGATGAAACTAAATGGTTCTCGTAATACTGAAATAATATAAGCTGAATAATCATCTAATTGTAGCACAAGAACAACACTACCAACAAGAGGAGCACTTTGATCCTTCAAGGCATTAGGCAGTTGAACACCTACCATATTATACCCTTCTGGGATTTGCATTACAGTATATTGTCTGGGATTTGTTGGGTCTTTACTTAAAATTTGACCCTGAAAAATAGAATAATTATTTGAAGGCATTTGTACTAACTCCCAGTTGTACTTGCTGCTGCTGTATTAGCAGAAATATTAGAAAAAGCTTCTTCTAAATCAGCTAAAATTGGCAATTGTTCAACCATAAGAGTTGACAAGGGATTTGGTGCAGCCAAATTAATATTTGCATCTCTTACATAAGTAATACTAAGAGTCATTGTAGCAGTTCCTGCAACAGTAATTTGTTTTGAAATAGCAGTAATATAGCCAAATCTAGAATTTGTCATATCTAAAAAAGTATACCCAACCTTAATAGAAGGATCAAAATCACATACAACAGTCATATTTTTCAATCTGGCATTAATAATCCTTAGAAAATATCTACAATATTCAAAAAGTCCATTTATCTTAGAATTATTGACATTATTATTAGGATTTTTTTTCAAATTAATGTTTGGATTTGCTACCGTATTAGATTCAAATAACCCAAATTGATCTAAAAGTTTTCCATCACAATAGGCAAATTGCTCTAAGCCAGGAACAATAGGTAAACCATTAACAGAATAATTAGTAAAAACTTTTGTAATTAAATTATCGGTTGTTTCAGAATAAGTATTAGAAATAATATTTAAATTGCTACTTAAAACCATGCTAACATCTGGGCTATTCACATTTTGAGGATTAACAGGGTCATATGCAGAAAAAGCTATATTAGGATTATATATAACGGTATTATTATACTGTGGAGAACGGATATAAAATGTCCCAGAAGAGGATTCAAAAAGTTCTACAAAAGTATTTTTTCTAATTTCTTCCAAAATTTCATATGGAGTTTTAAGTTCTGGACTAAATTTCGCAGTAAAAACAGCAGCCAAAAATATAAAATATGCCTTTAAATTTTGTATACTTGGGTCAATGACAACTGGGCGATTAGAAGTAGTCGTACCAACTTGTCCTGGAATATTAACTAAAGTACTTTGAAATACTGAGGGAACAATACCAGTACCTGTTGACATGACTTCTGCCTGAATTTGACCTGGGGCATCTCCTGCAAAGTCAACAATATCCAAGGGTTCCATATAATTGAATCCTTGTCTTTTCATAACACATGCCAATAAATAAGATGGAATATTAAATAAATTTGCTGGATAGGTATTTCCAACAATTAATGAAGATATATTAGCAAAACTGTTATTCAATACTGGAACGCCATCATTTATACTCGAAGTCTGAAAATCAATTCGAAAAACCAAATCAAATAAATCCTGAATAATAGCAGCTATTGATTTACCTGCATATACGGTTTGAAATCCAGAAAGTGTCTTCATGTCTAATAATTCGCCTAATTGATATAACGCTCCTGTTAGATAGGAGGGTTTCATCAATCGTTTATTACATCCAAGTAATCTAGACCAACCATTTCCAGATACAACTACTCTATCAACTTGGTCAATGGCACGAACAGGTATTTTTTTCATCACAAATCCATTAATTTCATTTGAAAAAAATGGTTGCCCATTCAACATGGGGGAAGTAAGAACTGTTTCATATCTAAGATGTGGATCTTCTGGACTAATACCATTCGCTGTATTACTAAAAGAACCTAGTAAAGAGGGAGGTGGAGTTTGAACAAAATAAGGAAGAGGATTATTTGGTAACTCAGTTCGTGTATTGTTTGGGAAAAAAAGTCCTGTTACATCTGTTATGGGAGTAGTATTTTTATAAATATAAACTGTAATAAAATCATACTCTTGAATTAAATCACTTAATTTTAAACCTGGAATTTGGTGTAAAACTCCGTTTAAATTAGGATTTTGTACTGTTAATTGTGGATAACCAAGACCCCTATTCTTTTTTGCAACTATAATATTTTCAATAGGATCATTTGCCTTAATACCTAAAACTTCTTCATCTAGGGCGGCATTAAAACTTACCCCTTTAGCAGTATCTGCATTAGCCTCATAAGTTGCTAACCTATCAAATGCATTGGTAGTGTCGGATGAAAATGCCAATCCTGTTGTATTACCATTGGGAGGAGCTGGAACTTTTAAACTGGAATCAATCAGACTGAAACTTGATGCTAGATCCTGTAACTCCAAAGACCAAGAATACGTTGTTTCATCAATATTCTGCTCAAATGAATAGGAAACAACAAAACGAGAAATATCATACTTAGTAAAAAATTTTGTATCATCTAAAGTAGTCTGCCATGCAGAAAATGATTCTAATTGGGGAGTATTTGGTGGTACAGTGGGCTTAATAACAGGAATAAAATCAGGCGTATATTTATATAAAAACGCCTTAATTACAATATATTCCAGATTTGTTTGATTATCATTAGACATAATTAGAATTTTTGTAACAAACTATTAATTTTTGCATTAGCTTGATTTAAAGGAATATTTAGGATATTTTGTAATCGACCTATTGCTCCCTGTACTAAGCCATTATTAGTAGTAGAAAGTGAAAAGTCCTCAATAGCAAATTGCTGTCCAGTTAAAAGTTGGAAATTTAAGGTATAAGTAAATTCATTCAAATGACCTGTTGATGCTTCTACATCAAGTAATGTAATAAAACCTTGATACAATTGTGTTTTGTAGAAAAGTGTACTCAGTTTATTATTTTTTTCATATTGCTGTTTCAAGAAAAGAAGTTCTTGATAAGCTGTTTGACCAGCTGATGCGCCTGTAAGGACAAGCATTTCAGGAGCATTATACCAAACCTGATACTGCACACCACTCTGAGTTGCCAGCGGAGCAAAACTCACATTCTTTGTAATCTTCATTTGGCGAGGATTTACATAGAATTTTAAATCATTTAATTGTAGGGGATATATATTTGCCATTTAATTTTTACCTTATTTTTTCTTAGAACGTGCGCCATTTTTAATTTCATCCATATGCATTGCAACATCTATAATTGTTCCTGTCACCCCACCTCCTGCAAAACCTCGTGCTGCAATTCCTAAACCACCATTATTCAGACCATATTTTGTAAAAGCGTTAGTAAGCTTGTTTATGGCTACTGTATTCCAGCCTGTGGCTTCAATTTGTTTATCCCTTCCAACTTTTGTCGCTTCCGAAGCTAACTTATCTGCCTTAGCTTTATCTTTTGCAGATTCTGGCATTGCTGCCCATCCTGTTAATGTCTCAAGTTGAGGAACCATACGAGCACCTAGGCCACCCATTCCAATATCTTTCATTAGACTCGATCTCATTGCATTTCTTCTAAAATTGGCATCAGGACCTTTATCAGTACCAGCTTGTGCCATAATCATTTTTACATAATTATTTATTAATGCAGGAGCATCACTAAGGGAGGCTCCCTTAGCAAAAGGATCTTCTTCGGGTGGGAGTTGCCCATTATGTGTTGCAGCAAACATTCCAGACAATTTTTCAAAACTTTGCCCACCTTCAGCACCACCAATTGTTTGAAGAGCTTGTTTTTGTTCTTCAACACCTGGAAAAAACTTTTTTAAACCAGTGGAAAGTCCTAAAAGTGTTCCAGCAGCTATATTCCCATCTAGTGTAAAACCACGAAAAGATTTTTGTAGATCAAGAAACATCTCTGCAGAATCTTTTTGATTAACTTCCAACCGTGACATTGCTATTCTACTTACACCAAAAACATTATTTAAACCCTCTAAATCTAACCCTAAAGAACGAGAACTCTTAGAAAACATTTCCATTTCTTCGTTAGCATCTGGCATAATGGTTCCAAATGCACTTAATGTATTTTGAAATTTTTGTATATTTTTAGGATCAAGAGATTCATTTAGTAATGCTGGGGATGCTGCCAATGAACCCAATGCTTTACGACCCGCTGCTACACCAAGTATCCCAGAATACGCCCCGCCAAATAAATCTTGTCGAGCATCTTCACTTGCTGATCCTTTAATCCCCAAACCAAATCCTGCGGCAGTTAAACCAGCAGAACTACGCCCCAACTCAGCCTGACGTTCACTTAAGGAAACAGCAGCCTTAGCTGCAAGTTCTAAAGCAGCTATAAAGAAACCAACTCCAGTAGCCGATTCTGTCACGAGAGTACCAATTCCAGCTAAAGCAACACCTACTTCAGGCAAGGCAGTACCAACTGCTCTAGTAATACCACCATGTAATCTTCCAGTTGTTGAAAGAGTAGCTTGTTGGCCCTCATGCTTTTTTAAGGCATCTTCTTCCTGTTTTCGATATTTCTCTCTTATTGAAGCAATATTTTTTAATCCATCTTCTGTTCTTCGAGCTTTATCCATCTCAGCATCTTGTTCTCGTCTAATGTCTTTAATTCGTTGATCGTGTTGTTTACTTAATATACCTGCATGTGATGAAGCATATTGGGTAGCCTTTTTCCAATAATCTTCTTCTCCAGCAGTAATGCTATTAATAAATTTTAAATGTTTATTAAAATTTTTCTCCATCAATGCATCTAATTGAGAAGCAAGATCTAATTGAGCTTTAGAAGATGATTCTGAAGATTGTAATGGTTGCCCGTTAGGACCTAATATATCTGCCAATGGAATGTACCTCAGTTGGAATTAACTACCTAGGTGAGAACTACTTGTTTTTAAGCTTTTTGAATAACATCTAATTCAGAATAGTGCTTAGGATCATCCATCATAGCCTGGAGTTCTTCAGGAGTGTATTTCCCCTTAAGATCATCAGCCATTTGTTCAAATAATACATCTGGAGTACTTATCGTTTTCTCAGTATCTTTCTCATCAAAAACTTTATGAGCTATGTCTGGATTAATAAAACGGCATAAGAGCTTAATTGTATCAAATTCATCTTGTTGATCTTTATAATGATTTATTAAAGTCCAGTAGAATTCAGAAGGAGAGAGTGCAGCTATTTCAGGAGAGAAAGGAGAAAGACTAAGAGCCTTGGAAACTAACCAAAGTTCTCTATTCGGAGGATCATTTACTTTTTTTTTAATTCTTCTAAGGCAACTTGCTGAGGCTGAGAAAGACTATCAAATTGAGTATAAATTTCATTAAACAATGGAGTTTGAAGAGAAGAATAAAATTCTTTTGATTGTTCCAAAGTAATAGGCTCATTATTGATATGAGATGTGGCATAAATTAAAAAACCTAGTTGCATAATAAGACCACGATAAGAAGCATCATTATTTAACGAACTTGGAATTTCAGCCAATGCCTTTTGTGTCTCCACTGTAGAAAGAGAATGCAATGTGACAGTCAAATCTTTTGTTACTTCTACCTGTTTCGTTACTTTACCAATACTACCAAATATTTTCAAGTCCATATCTTATCTCCTTTAGCGTTTCTTATTTCTTATTGGATTTACTTGTCAAATATAAAGCTGCACCAACCGTTGCTCCTACAACAAATCCCTGTTCGACACCTTTATAGTGAGCTTCCCGACGAATAGCATAATTAAGTCTTGCTTCTGCACCTTGTCGCTTTACTTCATCGTAGCATCTATCGGCAACTTCATCATTCTCTAGATATTGTTCTCGTGTATAACCTAATTCTGTGATAACTTTATTTAACTCTATAACAGGTGGTTTTTCGCCCCACCAAGAACAATAGATAATCCCAAGAACACAAAATACCATGAATCCCAGCAAAACCATCATCAGTGGATCAATCATATTTGTTGCCTCCCTTTCTTCTATACTTAAGTATATCATATAAAGGGAGTTTTGTCAACTACTATTTTAATGCTATTTTTAGGCTGGTTCTCCAACTACGGTAGAGCCTGTGTAACCAAAATCAACTGCTTCCATGACTCGAAGATCGCCGCCATTGATATTGTATGTTGCACCAACGCTATGAATCCAAACACCTGTAAAGATGGTTGATTTTGTAGGTACGCCTGATCCTGCTGGAGCAATTTCTTGCTTCAAAATACCAATAGGAGCATTGTTATTAACAATATCGTCACCAGAGATGCCAAGTGTTTCCAATACATCTGAAACATACAACATTACACGATCTGCATGAAGAGAATATTCATCAACGGTACGAGGCAAACGCTCAACTGGTTTACCTTGCTGATCACTATCCAGTTCAAATCGAAAATCTGTATTTCGACGTTGAGTTTGGGTAAATGACTGAACAGCACCAATCTTTGAACTCTTTGTAGCGAGAGCTAAAAGAGCTGTTGGGTTATTTAGAGTTGTTGAGTCTAGACTCTTTGGTAGTACGAAGAGTGATACACTAGTAGACAGCCTTGCAATTGTATTTCCTAATTCAGCCATTGTGATTCTCCTTAAATTTCTTAAATTTCTTCTAAACTAGTCTTACACTAAGTTCAATCCAAGTGTGATTAGAATTGTGTCAAGTTCCAATACTGGTTGAATACCTACTTGAAGCAGAATCTGAGTAGGCTGTAATGGATTTACTGTTGCTGTAGGCTGTATGAATGAATTGATAATATCAGAGTCTTCAATAGTCTGCAGAATTGCTCCTGTAACAGTTTCAACCTGTGAGGGAGTATTTGTAAGCAGCTTCTGTCCAATAAAAATTGGATCGAGAAGTCCACGAAGTGTCTGAGCTACATAGTCAGTAATTTCTGTGACCTGATAGAGCTGATTCAAGATTGTATCGAACTCTGAGGTTGTTCCAAAGATAACCTTTGGTGAACCACTGATATTGTCAACAATGAGTACTCCACCGTTTGACAGAATTACTTTCTCTGCTTGTGCTAATGTATTTGTAGTAGAGATACCAGAGACGATCTCACGAGTAAGTGGCTGTGCAACGTCAAATGATGGATTTGTTCGAAGAGCAGCAAGAGCTGCAGCCATCATTGTTCCATCAACGACTGATGGAAGAGTGTTTGTACCAACAAACATTGAGTAAGTTGTGTTGGTCTGGTTAACTATAACTACACGATTGCTAGAAGCGGCTGTTGCATATCCAAGCATTGTTGCATCACTAGGATTTGAAACAGCAGAGAAACCAATGAAAGTAGTTCTTTCTAATCGATTAATTGTGCTTGAAGCTGTTTCGACATGAGCTGTTAGATCTGGAATAAGCATTGCATTATCTGCAGCATCCAGAGAAACAACGATATTAATATTAGGAATGAAAAGCTTTTGGAGAGCTGCACGAACCTGAGAAGCGTTCGATCCATCAGCTGGATTCATTTGCATTAAACAAATAATGCTGGCCCCATTTAGCTGAGCAAGTTGTGCTGCAACTGGCAGAGTCCATGCACCATTCATATTAGCAGTTTGGCTATCACCACCACCAACAGTTCCCATTGCATTTGTAATCGTTCCAAAATTCTGTACAAAGAAGAATTGAGGTTGGAATGAATTCTGTCCATCACCCAATGCTTTTGCCCATTCATAGTTGGCGAAATATTTAACGCCGAGCAAAGGACGACGAGGAGTAGAAACTAATGATCCAGAAACAAAACCAAGGATCGTATTTGCAGTTCCATTCTCAATTGCGATTGAAGAATTATTTGTAGCAGTTGTAGCAATAGTGAGAGCACCAGAAGGTGATGTCCCAGGAACTACTGTTACCATATTTGTATCTAATGTCACTGCACCAGTAAGAGCAAGTAATCGTCCCTGAACAGTTGCACTTGTATTAGTTGTAACACTTGCTTGAGCAATAATTGTACCTTTGAATGCTGTTGTAGTACCAAGGGTAGCAGAACTTCCAACCTGCCAATAAACGTTACCAGCAGATGCACCATTGATAAGAAGGACGGAAGAAGCAGAAGCGGTTGTCAGTGTGGACCCAATTTGGAATACCCACTGTGCATTAGGATCTCCAGCAGCATCTAATGTCAATGCTCCTGTTAATTGAGCTGAAGATGTAAATTTATAAACTCCAGGCATAAGTGTTGGAACTGTACCACCTGTTCCTAATACTTGACCTGATAGGTTTGTCCCACCTGGAAGAGCTGCAAAAGCAGTGTAAGCGGTATTAGCATCAGCTAAAGCTGTTGCTGCTGCAGGATTGCCATTATTTGTAGTTCCTGTAACTGTAGGAGAACCAGTAATCGAACCAGCTGGACTCAATGCTACATCACCAGTAAGAGTTGTGCTTCCTGTATTTGTAATTGTAGAACTGGCGATAACGGCATATGTAGAAGCAGTACCAAGAGCAGGTACTGGAACTTCGGGAGACGATGCAATAGCAGCGATAGAATTAGCTGTAAAATATGCATTCAATGTAGCAACAACTTCATCAGCTGTAGTTTCTGTAGTAAAAGTAATAGTTTGAATTGGACCATTAGCAACAGACAGTTGAAAAGTCTTTCCGCTAAGACCTGCATAAGGATCAGATGTAGTACCTGTTAACGAAATAGCTCCATTAAGCCAACCAATCCCACCTGAAATTGGAGTAGCACTATAATCAACACCTGCAACATATGTAGCAAAGTTCTGATCAGTAATTGTTGTTCCATCAAGAACAGTGGCTGTATGTGCAAGAGCATCATTATTTGTTGCACCACGAATAACAGTTTCACCTGTGACTAAATTGGTTAAGCGACCAGTACCAATAAAGGCAGTAACTCTTATTCCTCCAGTGACGGAAGCTAAAAGTTGTTGCTGTACTTGATCATAAACTCCTGGTAGTACTGGTTGATTATTAATTGAAGGCATTGGTGAATCTCCTTAACAAAGATTTTAAATCGATTTAGATACAAAAAATTGAGAGTAAACAACATTATCCTGCGTCTTGAACGTAGTGCTCCTATATTAACACGGAAATATTATACTTTTTGAACTATTTTTATTGTTATCTACTACCTTAAGAAACAGTCAAAGAAAGGGGTAAAGTACCTGTGCCATTAGCATTGGTTGCGCCTAAAATAACATCATATGTGCCAGGGACAGTTGGTGTACCATCTATAAGGCCATTAGAGACATCTAGGGAGACTCCAGAAGGCAATCCAGTAGCTGAATAGGATGTAGGGCTATTTATAGCCGTTATTTGATAGCTAAAGGGGATTCCACCAACTGTAGACCAATTATAAAATAAAGGACTATTTATAACTGGAATAGGACCTGTAAGGGGAATTGTAATATTGAGGCTGGAAATATTTGTAATCTCCAGGTTATCAGACCATTCGCAATATACTCTTAAAATAAAGTGGCTCTCAATATAGATTCGTTGGTTCTGGGCGATCCTAGTCTCAGTAGGCATAGTACGATCAATCATCTCTATACCATTTACAGCCAACTGATGCCTAATTTCGGACATATTATTATAAATCAAATCAATAATCTTATCCCTAGCTAAGGTATCATCAATAACGTATACTTTGATATTAATGTTAACTACTAGGCTTGAAAAGATCTCATCTGTGATAACCACGTTTGAAGCATTCTTAGTTTCAAAGCTATCTTCAGGCCCAAGATAACGAGTCTCGCTGGCACTAGCCGTATCTACAATGATCATAGGCCAATCCTGATAATCTTGTGGAACAGCATCCCCAATAAAAATCTCAGAGTTATCATGATCCCAAAGACCACCCTCACGTAGAGCAGGAGATGAGAATTTTAAAACCTTTGAAGTGGTTCCTAAAAGAATAGAGTTTCCTGCGATCCCAGGAGTTGTAGCAGTAATTTTTAGGACATTTGGAATTGAGTTTGTTGTAGCTGCGACCAAAAGTGTAATATTATGAGCATTAATATATGCGACCAAATTTGCTAAAGTAATCTGCTGCGTTAATCCAATCACAACATCTACACCAAAGGTAATTACATTTACGCCTATGGTAATAGTATCATTGGTAAGAGGATTTCCATAAAATTGAAGAGTAGCTGCAGAAGCGGTTTCAATATAATTATATTCAAATGGAGGCACTACAGCTAAATTATTTTGAGGAGCAAAGATATCCCTTAGCTCAGTAATAACAGCATTTCTTACTCTTGTAAGAATTAAATATGGATTAGAGTTTGCCATGATTAGAGTCCACTAGCGAGTTTGTATACTATTGATCCACGTTCTACTTCAGCCATCTCGAAATCCTGATGTGTAACATAATGCTTCCATCGACGAGGAAAGACTTCAGTAATAAAAAATCTCTCATTGTTTCTTCGAACAATTAAATCTCCAGGAGTCAATAAAGGCTCATGGGCTGTCCAAGAATGAGGTTTATAAATTCGTTGCTGACCATAATCAGTAAGAGCTAAATCAGTTGGCCCACTTGAAAGCAAACTTACAACTATTTCAATAGGTTGAAAATATCCATAGTAAGGTCCACCAATATTATCACCAGTTAAATTAGCATCAGAAGCAATCCATCCTGTACCATAACAGATTTCATCTTCATGTTGAGCATTGGTATGACGAATAGGATCAAATTTTGGGCAACGTTGACCTTCATAGCGTCTTTTATAAAGTAGTACTCGTTCACCACTCATATTCAAGATCCATTTATCTTTCTCTCGAATAGAAAGGAAGTACCACTCAAGGCTATCAGGCCCGAACTGTGATTGATCTGGCAAAATTTGGAATGAATCACCCATTATCTTAACTCCATTTTGTTATCTTACTCTACGAGCTACAAGTCTGCCAGATATAGCTGGTGTTCCAGCACTATAGACAGATAAAATTTTTGCATAGTAGGTTGTTGTACTAGCTAATGAAACTCTATAATTTGGGATAGAACAACTTAATGCTAAAGGAGTTGTACTTGAAGAAGCAAATTGTTCAACTAATTTATTATTTCCTGTTGCTAAACCAGATGAACTATTACCTGAATTAGGACTAATCCCGATAACTACTGCTGACCAAGTACTAACATTTGCTTCTGAAACAGCCATAAATGTAACATCCCAATCTCCTGCTGTAAGAGATATACTAGTCATATCTGACCAAGTATTCGAAGCTGCAAATGAGAATGCTGAAGTTACAACAGATTCAATATATTCCCCAACATTTCCAGCTGCAGCATTATCGTTAGTTGCTGTACCAACAATTCCACCAGTAGCAGAAATTGATCCTGCTGTTACAATGTTACCTGTTACCCCATCAACGGTATAAAGATTGCCCATATTTTATCCTCTTATATAATCTCTTCTATAATTATCTGACCATAAACGTTGGGGAACACAACTTGACTAGCGTTGTCTCCACTTGCATATTGTGCTGAATAAATATGTGGTGAAGCATCACCAGGAGTAAAAATATATGTCATGAATATTGTGCCTTGAAGTGCGCCCTGTCCCACATCATTAGTATGTGACCAATTTGCAAGTATATTGCCACTAGTGTTTACTCCATCCATGGCGATAGTTCCTTGGATAGCATTCGCTGGATTAACAGTATAGCCATCAGCTGATACAGTTACTTTTACACGATGTGTTGGATCAGCCATTGTAAAAGACTGAACAATAGATGTATCACTAAATGTACTGCTTGTAGTGAAAGGACTTCCACCAAAAGAGGCTAACACTGTAGGAGTAAAACTTGGATTACTGATAGCTGCCCAACTTAAATTACCACTACCATCATTCTGGAGGAATGTATTTGCTGCACCCTGACTAACTGGAAATTTAAGCGTATAATCAGTAGCAATTCCTGTTGGAGCCTCAAGACTGACTGTAAAACCAGTATTTGAATCAAATGCTATTGTATTATTAAAGGTAACATCAATTCCTGCTTCTACCTGAAGAACACCTAATGTTTGAATTCTTGCTGGATTTGTATTAGTATTAAATACTATTAAAGGTGAACCATTCGTCTTTTCTATCGAAATAGCTGTTGAACTGTCAGCAAATGCCCTAATTACCATGTCACCAGTTGCTCCTGTGATAAGGTCTGAATTAAGAGCACCAGTAAGAGTTACATTACTTGCTGCTAATGTTGTACCATCCCATGTAAGATTGGGAGAAGCACCAAATACTCCAGAGTTATTAAACTGTAATTGTGTATTAGCACCAAAAGGTAAACCACCACCTATTTCTGCCCATGCTCCATTTTGGTATTCCCATAATTGAAATAAATCTGTAACGTATACAAGTAAGCCTTCAGCTGGAGATGTAATAGCATCTCTTTGAGCTGCTGTCATTCTTGGAGGTAAAAATCCACGACTTATTGAGGTGATATCAACTGAAGCACTTGCATCAGGTGTTAATGTTCCAACACCTATTTGTCCAAAACCTGGGTTAGATCCTGACATGAAGATATTACCACCACGTAGTCCATTATACCCATCAGTTAAAGTAATATTTCCACCTGTAGCACTACCAGCGACTGTACCGCCAGAAGTCATAAGGATATTTCCACCTATAGCTGCCTTAGTTAAAGAAAAACCAGAAGTAAGAATAATATCTCCACCCTTACTATGACCAGTAGCATTACCCTGGTGTGTTCCTCCAGTTAAGGTAACATTACCACCCTCAGAATTACTATTAACAACTTGTCCAGCAGTTAAAGTAATCCCACCACCAAGTGAATCTCCTATACTAGGATAAATATCTGGTTTTGTTAATGTAATAGTCCCTGAACCACTGGTAGTAGGATCACCATTTATAGTAAGTTGATCACTTGAATTATTCCAAATGAAATTATCCGTACCACCAAAAGCACCAGAGTTATTAAATTGAACATCTCCATTAGAACCTGCTGGAGTTGTAGGAATACTTATTGAAGCAATTGTAAGTGTATTTCCAGAAGGAGTAATAGTAATATTAGCTCCAGCAACTAGCGATACCCAACTTAAATTACCAGAGCCATCATTTGTTAATGCTCCAGGTCCTGGAGTTGCAGGAAAAGTTAAAGAATAAGGGGCAGTTAATGGAGGAGTGAGTATGCTTATAGCATTTGATGTAGTATTTATAACACCAATCTGATTTGCATTCTGCTCTGTAATCCAAATATTATTATCAGGGCCAAGACATATCCCAAATGGTTGACTACTTAATGTTGGAACAAAATACTGATTAATAGAGATACCAGAAGTATTAATTACAATAATTTTATTCGTAGGACCTTCTGTACCCCATAAATTACTATCAGGACCAGTACAAATACTATAAATAGGATTAGGAGAAGTATATTGGGTTATGATACCTGAAGTAGTACTTTTATTTATACGACTACCACCCGTATCAACCCACCATAAGTTATTATCAGATCCAACACAAATTGAATTTGGTCCAGGTCCACTATTTGAATAAAGAGGAATAGGATAAGATGTAAAACTTCCAGAAGGAGTAACAGTACCAAGAAAAGCTCCATTAGAACCAGCAAACCAAAGGTTTCCATCTGGGCCTAAACAAATACTCACAGGATTAACACCAAAAGGAATTGGATACTCAGTAACAACTCCAGCAGGAGTAACTTTGGCAATAATCTGTTGATTATACTCTGTAAACCACACATTTCCATCTGGACCTGCACAAATTCCTAGATAATACTGGAAACCTCCATCAGATGGGATGGGATAGGAGGTAACAACTCCAGCAGTGGTTATCTTACTAACGGAATTCGATGAACCTATAAACCATAAATTACCATCAGGTCCTGAACAAATTGCAAAAGGATATTGTGCATTACCAACAGTAGGATATTCTGCTGTAAAAACTCCTAAAGGAGTTACTACACCAATTTTACCTGTTGAAGGCGCACCCTGTTCTGTAAACCATAAATTACCATCAGGTCCTGAACAAATACCTGTAGGAGAAGATCCACCAGTAGGAACTATATATTGTGCAATAAAATTAGTTGTAAGAGCAAGAGTTGAAATAGACAATGGGGATGCACTACTAATTGTCCCAATTGATGTCAAAGTACCAGCAACGGATACATCTCCAGGAAATGCGAAATTATCAGCAGGATTAGTACTTAGCTTTGAAGGCGTAAGTGTACCATCCATTGCTTGTGTAGTTAAATTAATTTCTGTTGTGCCCATTGGGTTACTCCGATTTTTAAACATAACAGCAGAACCTCCCTATTAGGAGGTCCTACTGCACGTTTAGGTAAGATTTTTTGAAATTACTTAGACAGGCTTTTAATTAAAATTTCTAGACTTTCAAGAGCCCCTTCGAGTTTCGTCCCTCGAATTTTTAGCCCTTCAAATTCCTGCTGATGACGAAGCATTTCTTTCTTCACTTGTTCAAGCTGTGCAGTAAAGTTAGCTTTTTGTAAATTAGCGGCATCAACACCTGGATTTACAACTGGAATCTCTACAACTGTTGCATCAACGGCTTTCTGTTCATTGTCACTCATGGCTTTTCTCTCCTATTAATTAGTATCTTGAGATGATCTCTCATTTTTAAGTATACCACATGTCTTATTTCTCTGCAACTACTAAATATATTGTTATTTACTTCTGATAATTAACCAAGATAACGCTACCAATTGTAGGAGCAGCATTAAAGGTAATTATAGCCCCAGAGATTGTGTAGTCATTACCACCACCAACATTCTGAAGCAGACCATTTAAGAATACACACTCAGTCCCGACCCCTGGTGTAAAAGCTAATGTAAAGACAGCATTCACACCATCGATTGCTCCAGATGGAACTTCACGAGTAACAAAGTTAGCAGGTCCAAAAGAGGGAGCCCATGTTCCATTACCACTTGCATCAGAAGTAAGGACATCTCCAGCTGTAGGAGCTGTTGTGATTTGAATAGCAGTAAGAACTGCTTTGTTGGCTGTAACTAGACCATTAGAGGGGCCAGTTCCTGTTAGAGTAAGATTACCACCCTTACCAGGATGGAAAGCAGTTAAAGTAATATCTCCACCAATACACTCATTTGCGTTTGGATTGCCTGTTGTTAGTGTTATACTTCCACCATGAACGGAGGGAGATGTACCATTACCAAAAGGTTGATCCCCCGATGTAAGTAAGATGCTTCCACCTGTTACCTGACCACCAAATGCTCCATTTCCTGATGTAAGAGTAAGACTTCCACCATTGGCATTTCCACCAATTGTACCGTTTCCTGATGTTAATGTGATACTACCACCAGTAGCATTTGCAGGAGCACTACTTGATGTAAGTAAGATGCTTCCACCTGTTGAACTGTTGCCAGAATCAGCCCCAGCTGTTAAGGTAATACCACCACCAACGGTACTTCCACCACTTGAGCTATTTGAACCAGAGGTAAGTAAAAGACTTCCACCAGTATTTGTAAGATTGCTTCCACCACTTATATTACCAGTTGAGAGTGTAAGACTTCCACCCGTTAAATTCGTATTCTGATCTACTGTAGTTAATAATAGATTTGGTCCTGTCTGAACATCAGCCCCAAGAGTTAAATTACCATCAAGGGAAACTGAATCATTGGGGAAATGGGTCGTAAGTACTGTACCTGTTCTATCCCAGAAGTCTTCAGAGGATACAGCAGCATCTACATATGCTTTTGTAGCAGCGTCTTGTGGATTAACTGGATCTGTTACATTCTCGATTAATCCTGCAACTGTTAAATTTCCACTAGGATCAAATAACCAACTTTCACCATTAACCTGTAGTAAAAGTCCAGATGAATTGCCTTGAATTAAAGCATATGTAACAGATTGATTTGAATTATTAAAATAGAGATGTCCAGCGGTATCATTATTAATAGAGATATTAGCCTGTGCTGCTGCACCAAATACAGCAAGCTCTTCATTATTAATAAAAGTCAAATTTGGACTTGCACCGAAAGCTCCACCATTATTATATTGGATCTGAGTATTAGAACCAGCTGGGGTTGTTGGATGTGTATCTACATAGTTCTTAGTAGCTGCATCTTGAGGTGCTGTTGGATCAGCGACATTATGAATCTGATTATTATTAAAATTACCAGTACCATTAACATCTAATGTGGCTATTGGTGCAACTACCCCATTTCCATATCCAACACTTAAAGATACTGGAGAATTGAAGCTTCCATCTAAGTTAAAATTCCATGTTTGAATTGATCCACTTGTGTTAACAGAAATAGAACCTCCACCAATATTACCATTTGATTGGAGTTCAAAGCCACCTGCAGAAAGAAGTAAATTACCAAAAACAGTTGATCCATCTGAAGAACGTGATTCAATTGTTGTCTCAGCTGGAGAATCGTTGTAGAATGTTAGATCACCATGTCCAGACGTATTTGGTACATTATGAATAGCAACAGGACCACCAGTTGTAAAACTTCCATCAACATCAGAAAATAACCAATTATAAGAAGGTGTAGATAATTTAATTCCCTGACCAGCCTGTAACTGGATCAGATGAAGATTATCATTAACAAGTTGTTGAATTTCTCCATAGGTAGTAGATTCAGTAGAATCTGTCCAAGCAATTTCACCACCTGCATCTGCCTGAAAAATAAGGTCGGGTACAACAGCACTTGCTGGAGCAGTGACTAATTTTAAATAATCTGTATTGGTAGGACCAATAACCACTGTTGATGGAGTCGTTAAAACTCCAGTTGTATCAAAGAGCCAAGTCTGAGGAGTAACATTACTATTAGAAACGAGTCGTAAAGCATCTGTTCCATTAATAATTGAAAACCCAGGTATACTAGCTATCTCAAGTACAGTTGCTCCAGCTTCAAGATATATTGCATCAGAATTGAGAAGATGAATACCTTGTCCTGTAACCCATGTAAAATTAGGGTCAGCACCAAATACACCATTATTATTAAATTGAACATCTGTATTAGAACCAGCAACTGTATGAGAACCACCATCTACATAGTTCTTAGTGGCTGCATCTTGAGGATTAACAGGATCTACAACATTTACAATGTTATGTGTAGAAGCATCAACTACATTTGAAGGAGCACTTGGTAAAAGTAAAACATCACCAGTAGCTCTTAAAACTAATGCTGCACCACCTGCACCCACTGCTGCCTGAAGTGATAAATCATCACCTGGATTTGAATTTAATTGAGCGTTACCTGATCCGTTACCACCAAAAATCCAATAACCTATTGATTGCTCAGAAAGAACTGAACCTTTTGGCAGAGTTAAAACCCCACTGTTATCAAATGTCCATGTTTGTGGTGTTCCTGCGAAATTTGTAACTATCCAAAGAGGATTTCGTGAAAATAATCTAGACACATTATCAGGTTGTTCATAGCCAACATAAAGCTCATCCGTACCCGAAAAATCAAAACGTAATTGTGATTCAATGGATGATCCCTCAATAGCTACTACGCCAGCAGCTTGTGGTCTAAGAAGTAGATCACCTGTGGAATCAATCTCAGTTACATGAAGGATTGTATCAACGGTAACATCATTAGTAAAATGTCCAGTACCATTAACTTCCAACTCTGCATCTGGAGTAGTCGTCCCAATACCGACTTTATCTCCAATATTATGTGGATACAAATAGCCATTGATGAGATCTCGATCCCATGTATTTTCAACTGACACAGAAGCATCGACGTATGCTTTTGTTGCAGCATCTTGGGGAACAGTAGGATCAGTAAGATTAATAATCTTATTGTTATGAACATCAACCTGTCCATTCAGTGAAGAAGTTCCTGTAACAGTCAATGGACCAGCTGTTAATGTGAGCCCTGCAAATGTTGGACTATTAGTTGGACCAATTGGTTGAGGAGTTGTTAAAGTAACAGGACCAGTTATAGGTAAGCCAACAGTTCCATTAACAAGAACTTCATTGGCTGTACCAGTAAGAGAAGTAACTGCTGCACCTTCTAAAATTGGAAGGAAAGAACCAAATTGTGCAGCTCCAACAGTAAAACCAGTATTACTAGCAACAATCAGATGTGTCATGTCTACAACATCTGTAACAATGGATTTTATAGCACCTTGAATAAGATATGCACCTTGCACAAGACCAGTTGTATCAGAAACAGTAATAGTATGATCAAAGGTAGCATTAGAAGCCCATCCCGTCATAGGAGTTACAACTAAATGAGTGCTATCAGTGACAGATACAATTGTAGTAGAATTAAGACCCTGAGTGAGTACAACCCCAGGACCCATGCCCAATGTAGAAGAAACTACTAAATGAGTGCTATCAGTGACAGCATCAATATTAAAAGGAATAGATGCTACTGCTGGAGGAGCAGAAACAACTAATCCTGCAGTATTAGCAACAACTAAATGAGTAGAATCAGTTACTGATACAATAGACGTTACAGTAAGCCCCTGGGTAATCACATCTCCAGCACTCATGCCAGCTGTATTTGTAACAAATAAAGTTCCAGGAGCCCCTGGTGTAATGGAAATGATGCCAAAATCAACAGATGCAATACCTTGCCCGATAAATCCTGCAGTATTAGCAACAACTAAATGAGTACTATTAGGGATAGATGAAACAGTAGTAATAGGAGAAATAGGAAAAACATTTGGGCCTTGAAAAATTGCCTCACCTGCAAGAATTCCAGTTGTAGAAGAAACTACTAAATGGGTGCTATCAGTAACCGATAAAACATAAAAAGAAGCATTTGCAATTGCAGAAATTGTAATTAGAGTTTCTGCATCAACAAATAAATCATTAAGTGTAGTATTCCAAATCAAACGTCCTGCTTCACCAGGAAGAGGATTAAAAGCTAAATTTTCAATTCTAAAATTAGATACAGGGAAATTATTGAAATCTAGGGGAGAATTAATTATAAGACCAGAAGATGGAATAGCCCCAGATGCAAGTTTAGCAGCAGTAACCGATCCATCGGCTAAAAGTGCTGTACCGATAGAGCCTGGAAAGATTTGTTCATTACCGTTAATGTGTGCGAAATTTAATGGCATATATTATTATCCTTAGAATTTCAAATAATCGACACGAATATAATCTGTGGAAAGAGGAGCTGAAACGAGGGTAAATTGCTGAGGTATGTTTAATGTGTAATCCACTCCAGCCATCAACTTTACTCCATTTAAGAATACTGCAAGTGTACCAAGCTTAAAAGGGTTAGTAGTTACAAACAAAGTATTGATACCATTTAAAGCACCACTTGGAATCTCACCATTAACCAAATCATTTACTTCAACCTGAGTAGGGAATGGCTGCTCAACGAATTGAGAAAAGGACATATCCTGAACAGGAGCAGTAATATCTATGCTGCTCTCATTATTTCCATTATCAAGTGCTGTAACCTTATAATACCAAGTGATTCCAAAGGTGTATGGAACATTATCAACGAATGAGGTTACATTAGCTGGGGTAGATCCAATCAATTGGAAACTACTATTATCTGTAGGGGAGCTACTTCTATATACCTTATAAAGAACGATATTTGGTTCTACATTTGCAGCCCATTGAATAATAAATCCACGATTGGCAAGTAAGTTGGTTGCTCGAATACCCTGTACTTGAGCAGGACCTACAGGCGTAGTAGCTGATCCTAGAGTTGTAAAAGCAGTTTCAGCCAAAACACTGTTACGTGCTTTTACTTGAGCAAAATAAATTGTGTTTGGAAGAATATTCTGAAGGATATATGAGTTATCAGTGATCCAGGGAGAGGTAGTCACATTAAAGACAAAAGAAGGATCAGTAGAGTACTGAACCTGATACTCTGTCTCATCACTATTAAAATTTGGAAGCCAATTAGCAGTAGCTGTTGTTGAATAAATTGCACTAAAAGGTTGGAAGAGAGGAATAGCTGCAGCAGTTGTAAAGGTGGCAGGAGGACCATAGGCTGTCATACCCGTTCCAAAAGCATCAGTAGCAGCAGCTAGAGTAACACTGTATAATGTATTTGGAAGAAGAACTGTAGCCATCAAAGCAGTTACATTTAACCAAACAGGAATATCACTGAATGTGCCATCAGATTTAAGATACTTCAGTTGAGTTACTAAATTAATATTAAAGGTTAATTGAAAACAATAATATGTGGAAGGTGGATTACTGTCAATACCTTTTGTGATTACAGCACTATTAGCTGCAACACTAGAAATACTAGGTGTTGTGGGAATATTTAATGGCATGATTACTTTACCTCTTCAGAATCAATTTTCTCGACCTGCTCTGCCTTCACGGTAATCAAATCTACGTTAACAGCATCGATACCAAGCTCAGCCCATGCCTCATTAACGTATGGCTTATCTAAATCAGCAATCTCTAGGCTACCATCTTTATGGATTCCATTTACATAACCAATGCATCCAGCCTTGACTTGAACATTAATCTTCTCACTGAGCAATTTTTCGGAAATCTCATTTGGTTTACCAATAAACATATACCCGTCATCACTATAAATCTCGGCTTCCAGAGTAACGTCACTTACAAGTCGAATTTTATCTCCAACTTTAACAGCTTCTTTTTCTCTCTTAGAAATTTTTTCAATAGATAAAGAGGCAACCTTGTTTACAAAACCATCTGCAAATCCACGTTGAAAGCCTTCCGTAAGATCCTGGGTGATATCAGACAAAGAAAGTTCGTCTTGAGATTCAACTTTAATCTCAAAGGACACTTTGTAAACACCAACAAGCTTATCATCTTCGGGAGGAAGATAGTTATTATAAGTCATAGGACCCTCGTTTTATCTAGGAGTTTTGGATTTGATTTAGAACTACTGATTTTAGAAGCGAACTTTTAAAAACAGTCCAGCGTACTTATGGTTGTCATACGAAATTGCAACACTTGTATTACTATAAAAATTATACGATAGGTTTAAGTTACCACGTACATCTTTCAAATGTGCTGGATTATCATCAATACCAAGTCCTAAATCTAATTTATGGTAGTAAAATACATCACTACCAATATGCACACGAGGTGTGCCATCCAAAGATCCACCAATTCCCATATAAGGACGCAGCTCAGCCCCAAACTTATGATCAACAATAGTAAGCTTACCGTTATTACCTTCGGTAATAGATGTTGGGCGATCTGGCAAATAAGTGGTTGTAGTGTGATCTGTACCATCAGCATTCTTAGTCGTTATTGTAATTGTGTGCTTTGTGGGGTCTACTACGATCTTTTCCTTCTGATCAGGCGTTAAAACAGTGCTTGTAACCTGTTTATCTTGCTTTTTAGCCACTTTTCTACAGGCTTTGAACCCGAATAGCCCCAAGAGGATAATAACTCCTGCAATCGCATATAGCTTTAAATTTGATTTAATCTTATTTACTAGGCTTGTCAGTATTTCCATTGTCGTCTCCTTGTATATCGAGGTTGGTATCATTATTATCTACTGGAGCTGGTCCATTCATAACTTTTGCAATCTTGTGGGCTGTGAAATTGGTTAGTACAGCACTAAAAATCATTGCAACTGGCATTGAAACTTGTTTCGTACAATAAATAGAATAAGCACATCCTATTAACATTACGATACTCCAAGTACCCACAACAATTGGGGCAGGAGGAGCAAGAAACTCTAAATATTTAAAAAATTTTTGATACATAGCTTATCTCCTAATTATAGCACAATTCTTTACAATTCGCAACTACTAAATTTAGGGTGTATTCCAAGAGAATGCACTACCTAATGAAATCTTCAAAAACTGACCAATTTGCGATTGATAGCGAGGAGTACCCAATCCAACTGCTCCAACTTGAAATATCTGTGTTTTCTTATAGTACAAAATCATGTTACGGTAGAATTCTAACATGTTTGCATAAGACTGAGCAATCTTACCGACCTGATCTACATTCAAAGAAAGACCATTATCATTATATTGAAAGTCTTCCAAAGTAGCTCGTGCCTGAAGAAATAGTTCTGTCATCAAAGAAATACCAAAATATAGGATTTCAGCTAATGTAGGATTCCCAGCAACATCTGCAATTGTAAAATTTGTAAGAGGAGGGAAAAGATTAATATCAGCTAAAATCAAATTTGCATAGGCTAAAATTTTCTCATCTCGTGTATTACGGGAAAAGATCTCAGGCATAAGTCTACGAGCTTCAGCAATTACCTGTTGTTCTGCACTGGTAAAAGATCGCCCACTTAGACTTGCAGCTGCCTGTCCACTTATCGTAGTAATATTATTGGTTGTACCAAATGCTGTAGCATTGGTCCCAAGAGAATCATCTGCAGCACTAAGACGAATAGAGTAATTATTACCAGGAGTCAATCCTGTTACTTGAATCAGAGTTGTATTGATCCACATCTGAACAGGCTGGAGTGTTCCTTGTGCAGTAACAAACCCACCAGTTCCATTATAAATAACCTGAATAGCATAATAAGTACCAACAGGATTATTTGGAAGAATGTTAACAGTGAAGAAGCTAGTTCCTATATTTGTAATTACAGGAGGTTGAGGAATTACAAGACTCATAGATTATTTCCTTATGCTGAAACGTCTTCTCCGATTCCATTTGCAAAACTTGCAACTACTGTAGAAGAACCTAAAAAGTTAGTTGTCCAATCTGCTAATACTGTCTCAGAGGCAACTCCACCTGCTAATGAGGTAGGACCTTGTGTAGTTTGTGCATGACCAGAAGCTCCAGAAACAATTGCTGAAACCAACTGAGCAGCTGCTTGAGAATGATTAATCAAACCATTGTAGGCACTCCATGCAATTGCAGCTGTCAATACTTGCTGAGCTGTAGAATGACCACTAACAATATGAACAGTAATAGCATTCCCAACTACTGTTACAAATTCTTGACCAACAGCAATAGCATCATTTGTATATTGAATTGAAATACTATTACCAGTAGTTCCAAGCAGATTAGCTGTATAAGTAATATCCTGAATTACTGCATGTGCTTTAGCTCCAGAAGCTAAAGTTGCATAAGGACCACTAGCAGAAGGATCTCGATTAACATTTGTATAATAAAGTATGGTATTTGTCTCATCAATTACAAATGGTACGTACTGAAGATCATTCTTCAGATAATAAGTAGTACCTGCGAGTTTAACTTCAACTGCTTTCCATGTAGTCCAGTCTAGTTCAATGTTTTGATAGTATGCCATTTTAATTCTCCTTAAATCTATTTATCTTCGTTATCTATGTCTTTTTCAACCCATTCATTTGTAATTTTTGATTTACGGACTTCAATAAGTTCGTATTGTGTATCACATGATAAGCACATTCTTACTAAAAAATTTCGTTTACTTCGTTTTATAATCTTTTCTTTATATCTCTTCCTGGTACATTTTGGGCATGGCACTGTAGCACTCCTTAGTGAGAACTTATGATTGCTGCTGCAACACATGCTTCAATAGAGCATTGCCTAATAGCGGAAGATTTAATATTTGTCTCAAAATCTACTTTGTTATCTGCATCATCCATACTCTTAAACTTTATATGAGTGATAGTGATAAAATTTCGTTGCAAATCTACCAACACCAAAATATAACTTAACATATTTGGTATATAATAAACTGTTCCAGAAAGAAATGTTTTCATTTCTTTCCATTGTGAATACTCAATATCTAAGATATGTAAAGGTTCATTCATAAAATTATCCTATTAATTACCAGAGTCATCTGCAGGATCATATGGTACAGGAGGAGGAGGAGTAAAATTTGTCCCATCATATAACCATCTCATTCCTGGCTGAGGGTCTAAATTGTCAGTTCTAACAAGAGCATCAAATCCTGTAGATACCAAAGGAAGTACACTACCATCATCGACGACGATTGTATTTACAACTATTCCATTTTTTATTTGAGCATAAATCATATTATTCCACCCATTCAACTATTAATTGACCTGCAATACCAGCACCACCAGCTCCACCATTACCACCAGCTGAACCAGTAGTAGCTAACTTTCCACCGCCCCCACCACCGCCTCCACCACCACCACCAGTAGCAACACCACTACCATCTACTACACCAACAGCTCCAATAGTTCCATCAGATCCACCAGAACCAGAAGCTCCACCATTACCACCATTACCACCAGAAGAACTATTCCCACCACCGCCACCACTTGTAGTTGCTCCACCTGCTGCACCAACAGTTCCTAATGAGGATGGTGTTAATAAAAGAGGTTTAACGACACCTTGAGCTATAGCTCCAGTTAAACCAGCAGTATTTCTATCTCCACCTTGACCATTTGATCCCATAACAGAATCATATGTTCCTCTCCCATCAGTATTAACACCAAGACCACCACCAGCAAAAGTTCCAAAATTACCACCAAAATTGGCTGTGTTTAATCCACCAGATGTTCCCATAAATGTTGCAAGAGAATCAAATGTTGTATTTCCACCATCTCCACCAGCTCCACCTTGAGTACCAGAAGCACCAGCAGCAGCTGCAGTAGCACCAGCTCCTGCTGTTCCACCTGTTCCACCTGCACCAATAGTAACTGTATAAGAAGTACCAGGAACTACATCAACAGTAGGATAGCGATTTAATTGAGTTGGACCACCAGTACATCCCCCAGCTCCAGCACCAGCACCGTTTGTTGTAGAACCGCCACCACCGCCCCCACCACCGCCTCCACCACCAGTTCCACCTCTGCCCCAAAGTCGTACTTCACGTACACCAGCGGGACAAACCCACGTACCAGAAGCTGTAAAAGATTGTCTTACAATCCTATTCATTTTATTCAACCCATTCAATAATTATTTGTCCATTAGAACCAGTAGATCCATTACCACCTGTACCACCAGTAGAACCAGTAGTAGCTTTCAAACCGCCCCCACCTCCACCGCCTCCACCTGAACCACCATTACCAGCAGTAGAAGAAGCACCTGCAGAACCATTAGATCCACCAGAACCTGATGCACCACCAGCTCCACCATTAGTACCAGCTTGACCAGTAGAATCTCCTGGTACGACAGGAGAAGAAGCTCCCCCTCCACCACCACCACCAGCTCCACCTGCAGCTCCACCAGTTCCTAAAGCACCTTGAGCATAAAAAGGACCAACACCTGTAGCTAAATTTCCTGATCCACCTACTGCATTAACAAGACCACCAGCACCATTAGTACCAGCGAACATACCAAAAATTCCATTAGTGTTTCCACCAGCAGCACCAGTCGTAGCTAATCCACCAGCAGTTCCAGCTCTACCACCTTGAGATCCTATAAAGGTTGCAAGAGTACCAAATGTTGTATTTCCACCATCAGTTCCAGCTGTACCAGCTGTACCAGTAGCACCACCTGCAGCTGCAGATGCACCAGCTCCACCTGCACCACCAGCACCACCTGCACCAATAGTAACTGTATAAGAAGTACCAGGAACTACTGTTGCAACTTGAAATAAAGTAGGAAAGCTACCACCTGGAGATCCAGATCCACCACCACGAGCTGCAGCACCAGTTGAACCACCACCACCACCAGAACCACCTGCTCCACCACCAGTTCCACCACGACCACATAGTACGACTAGTGTAACTCCAGCAGGACAGACCCAAGTACCAGAAGCTGTAAAAGTTTGACGTACAATTCTATTCATTAGAGTAAGAACCAGTCCGTTCCATTAGATTGAAAAGTCCAAGCACCCCAAGCAGATTGAAATACCTTACTAGCTGCTAATCCTTCAATCTTCTCTGATCCAAAACGGGCTACTGTTAAATTATTTGTAGCTAAATTTCCAGCTTTATCTTTAATATAAATTGTAGCATAACCAGTTGGATTTGGTAATGTTAATGTAATAGCATTAGAAGTCGTATCAACTAATACTAAGAAATTCGATGCTGTGATAGTATATGTTGCAGCAGTGACAGTAACCTGATTTGCAGCTGGGATTGATCCCCCACCACCAGTACTTCCACCACCATTAGGTGAGTACATAACAGTCATTATAATACCGCCTCAATGAAATAAGCATCTGTAGTTGTAAATACAATAGTAGGAGCAACCAAATTTCCATTTGGTGAAATACTAATTGCACAATTGGCTGGAATTGTAATTGTAGATCCACCATTAATTGTCATAGTACCACCAGCAGTTGAATGTGCTGATATACCCGTTACACGCTGACTTGTAGTTACATTGACTGTTCCTGAAACCCCAGAATAGTAACTCCATGTACCAGTAAGGTTGCTAAGCAGAGTATTTGAAACTGGCTGAGTTGTTGCTGATCCATCAACTGATAATACACCAGTTGAAGAAACTTTTAATGTTCTTAGATTTGTACCATCAGATCCACCGACCTGAAGTGTACGAGCAGGAACAGCAGAACCTGATGCACCGCTAGAAGCAAGTACAACTGGAGCATAATTAGTTCCAGATATAGTTTGAACAGGACCAACAACATTTCCTGAACCATCTACGATCTGTGTTTTCTGTGTACCACCAGTAAGTGTAGCATCTAATGCTAAACCATTGGTAGTTCCAATATTAGAAGTAACTGTACCAGAAACAACCCAAGGACTTGTTCCCTGATTAGCTGTAATAGTACCACTAACTGGTTGAATAGTTGTTCCTGTTGGATCAACACGAATTGGATTAGCAGGTGTTCCTAAAAGATTTGTACCATCTGATAATTCAACAGGCCATGCATTAGCAATTGTATTAGGTGTACCTTGATCTACTGTACCAATTTCAATACTTTCATTTGTAAGAGAAACGGTCCAAGGACCAGATTGTGTAGAAGCAACTGTACCTGAAATTGGTTGAGTTACAGCACTACCGTCAACTTTAATACCATTGGCAGTAGTTGTTACTTTAGTATTTAAAGCTGAAAGAGTAGCTTCAGTAGCTGCCCCTGTAGGTAAAGGTAATGAAGCTGCTGAAACTGGTTGTGTGGCTTGAAAGAATGTACCTGTTACAGGAACAGTATTTGTAACATCTACATTCAACGATGTACCAGTAGAACCAATTGTGTTTCCAGCTCCATCATGAACATTGACATCAGGAGATGTAGTAACTGTACCAGATACAACCCAAGGGCTTGTACTTTGAGTAACAGCTACTATAGATAAAGGAGTTAAGGTTGAGAGCTGAGCAGCAGTTAAAACAACAGGTACTGAACCTGTGGCAAGGGCTTGTCCTAAAGGAGGAATATTGGATGTATTTGTTTCAATTGCGTTAAGAGCTACTTGCTGTGTTGTTTGGTTCGTAGCAGTAGCAGCTCCAGTTGGAAGTGGTAAAGATACAGCTGATATTGGCTGAGTAGCAGGGAAATTTGAAATAGAAACAGCACCAGAAACGACCCAAGGACTTGTTCCCTGATCTACTGTAATAGAGCTAGGAAATGTAGCCAAAACTGGAATAGGAGATTGATCAGAAGCAATTACAACAGGTAAAGAAGAAGCAGAAAGAGATTGTCCTAGTAACTCATTACCTAAAGCATCTCGAAGATTGGTATGTAAACCTCTATACTGAGTAAGGCGCATTACACCTGTTTGCCCAGCAGTAAGAGTAGGAGCTGTATCTTGATAAACACCACCAATTGGTTGCTCTAATGAAGTTCCATAAATAAAATTAGTTTTATCATCTGTACCAATTTCACCAATTGTAATTGATCCACTAAATGTAGCAGTAACAGCAACTGATCCCGCCCCATCTACTTGTATTGGAATATATTCATTACTAGGAGTAACACCATACATAGGATAAAATGGCAATCCTAAAGAAGCTTCAGATGGTGTTATAGGAACTCCAAATTGAGGGATTTTTGACATAGTGATGCTCCTAAATATTACTTTAAATCTTTATTTGGGTAAGACGTAAATTAATGTTATTTTTGAATTGAACTGATGTGGTTTTACCTGCAATATCTTTCAATAGCTCTATATTGGTAGATTCTTTAATCCAGCGTAGTTTCAAAGTATGTGGCAATCTGTTAAAATCTTCATATGACTTGACTAATGTTAAATCATTGATTGTTTCAACTACTGGTACTGAAACTGGATTCTTATCTATCTCTTGTACTTCAGGTAAATTTGTTGGGAGAGGGGAAACTTCTTTTGGTTCTACAACTTTTTCAAGTGGCTTCAATGGAAGCAACATGTTTGGAGATGAAATCATCTGTTCTGTAATAAAATGAGAAAGGGGTGTAGGAGCTTCAACAGCTTTAGCGGGATCTTCTATAAACTCTTCGATCCACCCACTATCAGTATATCCTTTAAGACTTCCAACCTTTAAACTCTTTCGAACATCTTCTGGATCTAATACATCTAATGGTATTTCTGCACCTTCAGCTACTCGTAAAGAAGGAGCATACCCATTATTATATTTTATTGATAAATCTGGGAAATTCAACTCAGTACGGCATTCTTTTGAGTTTCTAATTTTAACACGTAATCGCATATCTTTCCTTTTCTAACGCTTTAAACTTCTCTTTTAAATAAATGATACTAAAACTGTTCCTCCAATACCTGGATCAGCGACCCAAGTACAATTGAGAGAACCATCAATTGTCTGGTTAAACCCAAGCAATGAAAGTGTTCCAGCAGCTCCTGGCTTATTCTGAGAAACAGAAATAATTTGGCTTGTAAGTAAAAGACCAGTAACTACAAGTGGTTGAGTACCAGACATACTGATTGTTGGAGCTGAAACAACAGATTTGATATTAGAATTTGTATCTACATAGTTCTTAGTGGCTGCATCTTGTGGTAAGAGTGGATCTGCAAGATTACGAATCAATTTTCCACTGAGAAATAAACCTGTTGTTGGTGAAACTATAACATCTCCAACAGTTGATGTAATATTAACATCACTAGTTTGTGATATTAAATTCAAAGGACCAGCATTAGCAGAAATTATAAAAGTACCAGTATTTGAATTTATTGATCCAGGAACTGTTAAACTTCCATCAGTATTAAATGCCCACGTTTGAGGACCAGCTTGAAGGGCCAATTGTGCAATTGAAGAGATAGCGATATCAGTTGTATCAGCAGAAGCTCGAATTTGAAGATTGGCATTCCCAGGTGTACCTTCTAACTCAATTCGTGAATATGTAGAGCTGAGAGAAGCTAAAGTCAAACCTGCACCTAACCCACTAACAGAATCAGCTATCAAAAGTTGGAAAAGATCGGCATCAGAATTATCAAAAGTAAGTTTTGCACTTCCACCAAATGAACCAGCATCATTGAATTGGATTGAGTTAATAGGAGCTGAAGGTGATCCACCTCCACCTCCAGAAGAAGCGATTGTAATTGTATTGCCAAAAGGAGTAACTGTAACATTAGCTCCAGGTAAGATAGTTAGAGGACCTGAAAGACCATTTAAAGTAGAAACTCCACCACTTCCACCACCAACAGGATTAAATGAAGCAGTATCGACGGTAGCAATAACCTGTAATTCTTGAGCTACTACATAAGCAGTTAATACAGGTTGAATGGTTTGAAGTTGTTCTCCACCGAGCACAGTAAATAAATCTACAGTTTGGTTATAATTAATCACTACTGGAGCTGTTGTATTATCATACCCTGGAGCTGATAGAGTAATACTTGAATGGGCAGAATGTATATTTTTCACTGTACGAATAATTATAGCCATTTAATCTCCTAAAAACAAATCAAGCAAAATCCACATTTAGAGGGACCTTGCGATCCCTCCAATGTAGATTCTTAAATATTAATTATTAGATTAATATTGTCAAGATCATTGTACCAACACCAAAATCATTGGCAGCTTGCAATGGAATACGAAATTCCCCAACACTATTAGGGAAAATTGTACCAGAGATTAAGCCAGTACTATGATTAATAACCAGATCCCATGGCAAATACGTTGCATAGAATGCTGTTGGTGAGTTAATAGCAGTAATTTGATAACTAAATGCATTTCCAGAAGTAGCTGGAACAGTGACTGTTCCTGCACTTGGGAATGTTACTGTTGTTCCAGAAGGACCATATGTTAATGCTCGACCATTAAGCACACTTGCAGCTCCAAATGTAATAGAAGTACCAGCTAAGATTGTTCCGCTGACAGTGCTATTGGCCCCAAATGTGAATGTTGTGCCAGTAACAAAGTAAACGTTATCAGCTGTTGCTCCATTTTGCAATACGACAGAAGCATTTGCTGGAAGTGTAAGACCTGTTCCGAATAGGAATACATAGGTTCCTGCACCATTTAATGTCAATGGACCAGCTGACCATGTTCCTGTTGAGGAAGCAGAATAAACTCCAGGTACTGCTACATAACCACCAAGATCTGTAGAACTGATATCAGTCCCAGGACCCATAGCGATCAATACTGCTGCTGCTGCTGTTGCATCAGCGTGAGCTTGTGCTGCAGCTGCATCAGCCTGATGAAGTGTTCCTGTATATGTGCCTGGAGGGAAACCAGTGATTGAAGATCCTGGGGAAATACCCAAGTCTCCATTAAGTACTGTAGCTCCTGTATTGGTAACTGCTGTGTCACCCAAAACAGCAAATGTAGATGCTGATAGAAGTGTAGTATTGCCAGAACGAACATAAATTTCTGAATCACTTGTAATAACTGGAGATTTGTAATCTGATACAACCTGCTCAATTATGTTGTTGCCTTTTATAATCCAATTTTCTGTCATTGTGAGTCTCCTTATTTACTTCATATTTTTACATATTCTTATCTAATGCAACTAAGTTTATATTTCTCTTCTAGGCAATTAGGTGAGTATACGAAATTGATATAATGCCCATAAAAACTACATACAGAGGGGCCTTTCGACCCCTCCTAATGTAATCTTTTTAATTTAGCTTAATGTAACTGCTTTCCAAGATGTCCCATCATAAGCATTAATAGTATGTGTAGTAAGATTCCATACCATCATTCCTTCAGTTGGATTTTGAACAGCACTTATTTGTGTTGCTGTTAATCTAGGAGGTACGAGAGTAACTAAAGGACTAAACGTAATTGCTGTAGTTCCAATAGTTCCCACTGAAGAAGAATGGTTTAAGAACTCTGAATTTGCTTCAGCAACGCCTTCTAAACTAGTAACTAAAGAAGAAGGAACATCATTCCACGTATTAAAGTCTGTTGCTCTATTTAATATGTAAGCTGATCCAACAGCACCTAATTGTGAGGGAGCATCACCAATCCAATTTACATTTGTAAAAAAGAGAGTGTTACCACCAATTGAATCTGCTGCTGTAGTTCCTACCCCTTCTGCAAAAGCCCAGGAAGCAATCAATCCCGTAGAAACTGATCCTCCAGTTGCTAATATAGCAACATCTGATGGTGCTAATGTAGTATTCCATATTTGAATATGAGTAATATTACCTACCAAACTTCCAGCATAAGTATCCCAATTTCCCATACCGAGAAGATCAGGAGAAGAATAATTAGTTCCTGGGATAGGTGAATTTGATGTTTGTGGAACAAGCACACCATCAATGTACACTACACTACCATTCACAGAATCATATGTCATTGCAAAGTTATGCCAAGCTCCGTCATTAAAAGGAGCAACAGTTGCAGTTACATACTGGAACTGATCATTTGGTTGCCATAATGTGAAAGCAAATTGACCACCAGTTAGAATATCAGCACTCCAACCACCATTTGCAGTAGCATCACTTGTTTTACCTATAAGTCTACATGCAGCAGAAGAAGAAGTTTTTACCCACATACTTGCTGAAAGATTGGGCAACGCATCTGCAAAAGTAGGATCAGAAACTAAACTATAATCAGAATTCGTTGGAAAACTGACGGAAGAGGCTGCTCCACTTTGACCAATATTTGTAACAGTATAAATACCATTATGAGATGGTACTGTTTCACCAGCCACTAGAATACGATCTCCTATATTTGCTAATGTACCGTCCACAATTAATTGAGAATTTGAACTTCCTGTAAGTGTTGCTCCAATCCCAGAAACTCCATTATTATAAGTTGCAACTGGAGAGAGGGGTGTAATAGAAGCTAAACGTACTGGTGCTTTAATGAAAGGCGAACTATTTGATGATTCAGAACTTCCTCCTGTCTCAACATTATAAGTAAGAGCTGGTGCTGAAGATACAATGCTAATACTGTTAGTTCCAACTAGTCGTGCAAGATACGATTGAACACTATTCAACTGATCTCCACTTAAAACTGCTCCTAGATCAAAACCTGTAATATTTGCTGGAATAACAACAGCACTATTAGTTTTATCACCAGTAACAGCTATAACAAGATCAGTAGATAAATTACTTGATACTACCTTAATCAAACTTCCATATACTTCAAATACTTTAACATTAGAACTTCCACCACCTGGAGCAGGATTAGTAACATGAACATTTTTTGTTCCAAGTCGTTGTTCAATAATAGTAGAAGGCACAACTGCTGTTAATGTAGTGCTATTAAGGAATGTTGTAGCTAATGTCGATACACCAAAATGAACCTTGGAAGTTGGTATAAAGTTTGTTCCAGTAACAGTTAATGTAAAAGCTGTTCCTGATAGAATTTGTGTAGGACTTATTGCTGCTAATGTGGGTTTTGGATTACTAGGCATGATTTGAATCTCCTTAAGATTATTAGATTTTTAAAAATTCGAATCGAATTCAAATTCTTGATTTTTCTAATCGAGGCGTGAGTGTAAATACACTTCTTTTCAAAATTGGAGCTAGTTAACTATTTTATCCCCATATACACTAGCACTCAAGGGTAGGCAAGTAGCGATCTTGCAATAATTATTGGTGGACTATGCACTTCGGGGAAGCAATTCCCCAGATTATCTTTAAGCCCCTGCAAAAGAGCCTCCTAGTCACCAGTCGCATAGACAATAGGTTCACCAAATGGTTGCGGAGGTTGGAATTGCACCAACGATCTTCGGCTTATGAGGCCGACATGCTACTACTGCACCACCCCGCGAAATTGACTCAGGTTGGATATAAGATCTTCTTATAGGACCAATTGCTGAGTATACTTAAATTACACTAGGCCAAAATGAGCATTGTTAAGAGGCTTGCCTAGTCATCAAATTGTGCCTGACTAAGGTTTGCTACAATGAGCGCATACCCTAATCAGGGCTTATACGTCAATTATACTTCTACGTCAGGCTATGTTCCTTGTCGGGTTTTGCCCTGCACAGCCATAATGCTGGAGTTGCTCCTACTAATGGGAACGAGCCCACTTCAGAAACCCCGCGCCCTGCTACGAATAACAGGGGGAATAAATTTGTTTGGCTGTCTCGACTGGACTCGAACCAGTAACAACTCGGTTAACAGCCGAGTACTCTACCATTGAGCTACAAGACAACGAAACAAACTGAATTTGTTCAGTGGACCTGACAGGAATTGAACCTGCAGCCTTGTCCTTGCAAAGGACCTGCTCCCCCAGATTGAGCTACAGGCCCACAAAACAAACTCGTTCTTTATTATAACATATCTTTATCAACTTTGCAACTTGTATTGATAAACTAAGAGGGGCCTTGCGACCCCTCCTATTTATCAACAGATTATGGAAGTGTGATTTTGACGATACCTTTAGCGTATCGGATCAAGAATCCTAGATCTTCCCAGATAGCGAATACATCTGCCATCTTGTTTACATCTTTCATTGTCTCAACTGACAGGTCTGTACGAATTGCCAACACGCCGAGGTAATCGGCTGGAGCCAAGACGAAACAGGCTGAGGAAGGAACAACGACAGACTCTAGAACGTCAACGCCCATGATTCCACCTACACGACCAGCCTTTAGAGCTGTGTCCTGGAAGTTAGGAGCGAAGATTCCAAGTCCACCATTACCTGCAGGAGCATTGTTAAACAAAAGCAAGTCTCTGCGTGTGATTGGATTGATGTATAGCTTGCTGGCAACCAAAAGCTTGGAGCTTAGGGTTACGATTGCGGTAGCCAAGGTGTACATTGACAATCCAGGTGCTCCGTTTGGAATCACCGATGGGTTGTTTGTTGCAGCAGTCGTACCAGCAAGAGATGCTGCGGGTGTCTGATTTGTCAAACCGCTTGCGAAGTTGATCAAATTAAAACCACGAGTATCTTCCTGAAGCATGATTGATGCTTTTGCGCGTTCCTGTGTTCTGTTTAGAACGTCATATTTACGGAAGTTCGATTCATTCCAACGAATCATAGGACGTGTAGAAATAGGTGACGTTTCTACGCGAATACGATCTGCGAGAACTTCGAGCTGTGCTGGAAGACCTTCAACCGAGATGCTGGCTGCTGGTACATCTACATCAGCGTCGAATACGGCTTCCTCTCCGAGAGCTAGTTTATAGGTCTGGAAGAGTTGGCGAATACGACCTTCGTACAGAAGTTCGCGCTTTAGGGGCGAGAGCATCTGTTGTGCAATTTTCTGAAGTCCACCTGGGGAATTCATCAAACGGGTGAGCTTTTCCTCAACCTGTGCGCTTGAGAGAACTTCCATGGAAGCTTCAACATTTAGCTTGTCATTCATAAATTTCTCCTTTAAAATACATGTCAGTCTCACGACCAATCATGTTTACAACTAGATCTAGTATCTAATTACTTAGATAGTAGCTTTGATTTCGAGCTGTGTTGGGTCAGTTGCAACGTCGAAACTGACAACATACCCAACTAGAACTGTGCTTGTAGCTGCAGAGTCAATAAGACCATCTGTAACTGCGGAAGCATAGACTGGCTGGTTAACTGCGTATGTTACTCCACCACGAGCATAAGGATAACCACGACCATCATCATAAAGGACGAAATCTCCACCGTTGTTGTAAACGGATTCGAGTCCACCACGATTGAAGTTGGTATAGTCAAAACCTTGTCCTGCCTGTTCTCCATTAGCTGCCTGGAGGGGGAAAAACACATTGGATTCAATTGCTAATCCAAATGGCTGTCCAGTTGTCTGGGTGTGAACCCAAGGCAAAACCTGACCAGCTGCATTTAGTTGAAGCAAATTTCCACCAACGATATTTCCAGAGGCGATTGCATAACCGACTGAACGGTTTACTTCTTTAACTTGTCGAATTGCCATTTTGGAACTCCTTAGTTTATTTTTTGTTTCTTGGCATCGAGTCGTTTCTAATCTAGTTGTGGATCTTATTTAAAGGTCCCACAAACATGTTGTGAGAAATCGGTAGTCTTTTAAGCTTTTATACTAATCTTACTTTAAAACATTACAATGTTATACTTTCTCACAATTATAACAAGGTTTGTACCCAGGTACGTCTTTACAAATTTACTGAGGACGATTCTTTGTCCCGAATGTGTCAAAGATTTTCTTCAGTTGTGCGTCTTCTGAAAGCTCTTCACCAAATGAAGGAGAGACATAAATACGACTTGCTCTCTTTGTGTTTACATTTGAAGGAGTTTTAAGATCAGCAATTACTTTCTCTGTGGCAAGAAGTGCATTATCATCCATAGCTAACAATTCTTTCTGTTTTGCTTTGATAGCATGTTCAAAAGCTTTCTTCTGAGCATCTAATAGATAAGTACCAATCTTCATTTCGCTTTCATATACTTCTTTGTCCATCTGAAGTGCATCTTTCTCAACCATTGAAGCAATAACTTTTTTGCAACGTTCTGTACGAGCTTGAAGAACTGAAGCAAATTTCTTAGATTGTTCTGCAGCCTTAATCTCAGCTTCTTTTGCAGTGATTGCTGCTTCTTTCTCTGCAAGAGCTGCTTCTTTAACCTTAAGAGCTGATTCTTTCATGCCTAGTTCGTCTTCATGAGCCTCTTCAGCTGCTGGATGCTCTTCAACTTTAGGCTCTTCCATAGGCTTTTCTACTGGTGGCATTGCACCAGGAGCTTCTGGTTGTGCTGCTTCTGGAGGAAGACCAAGAACTGCTTTCATAAGAGGTAGAACTACAGAAAGGTCTTTACCAAATCCATCTGGGAGACGTTTTACTTCCTGTCCATCTTTCATAACAATAATTTCTTTAGTTTCTTTGTCCTTATTGGCTGTATAACCTTCACCGATTTCAACATTCTCAGCAGTATCAAAAGCAGACATTTCTGCGGCTGGTTCATCAATTTTAGGTCCACCCATTGGAAGGTCCATAGGTTTCTCTTCGGCTAAAGGATCTTCAACGATTGGATCTTTGCCCATAGGATCTTTCTCTTCAGGCATTGGCATATCTGTAGCAGCAGCCTTTTTAACGGACTCTTCGGGCTTGCTTGTTAAATCAGAAGGAGCTGGTTCTTTAGGATCTTTTACTGATTCATCAGGATTTTTATCCTTACCTACTTCAGTTGGTTTATCTTGAACAGCTTCTTCAGGAGCTTTTGTCATATCAGGAGTTTTTCCTGGCTTATCATCCTGAGCACTTGTCTCAGGAGCAGCTGAGGGAGCAGAACCTTTTGGCTGACCATCACCTTTTACAGATTCAACGGCCTTATCACCCATTTCTTTCGTACCATCAGGTAAGGTAGAGCCATCAACTGACTCTATTGGTTTGCCTTCAAAACTTGTTTTTCCTTCTGGTACAGTAGTTCCTTCAGCTTTCTTTTGCATAGTAGTCTCCTGGGCTGTAAATTCGCTGTGTGCTTTCGCAACGGCTTCAGCATTTTTCATTCCACTTTCAATATACTTTTTTGCAGCTGTCTTAATAAATGTTTGTGCTTTGGGAGTAAGAGAGGCCCAACTAATAGAAGACTTTTTATCTGACTTCTCTCCTTTATCCTCAGCTTCCATTGCTTCAGTACCTGCAGCAACGTAATCTGTCTTTACTTCTTTCTCAGACTTCTCCATCTTTTTTTCTTCTGGATTCTTAGGAGTTGTCTTTACTTCTTTGCCTTCGGCCTCTGCCTTTGGTTCACTATAATCAGTTTTTACTTCTTTTGCCTTTGGTGCAGGTTGGCCTTTCTGCCCTTTTTCCTGCCCAGGCATTTCAACTTTAGAGTCCTTTACATCTTTATGTGCTGGAGCTGCAGGACCTTTTGAACTTGTTCCTGGTTTAGGTTTTTCAAATTTAGGATTGGTTGGATAGCTATGCTCTTTATTAGAAGAACCAGTTGAGGGTTTTGCATAAGAACCATCAGGACCTAATTCTGGGCCTTTAGCTGTCTTCGTTAATTTATCAGAAACATCCCAAGCATCGGCAAGTTTCTCAATACCATCTTTGGTATAACGAGATACAATCTCTTTAGCATAATCAGTACTGGTTGCCCATTTCTGATCATCAAAGGAAAGAAGTTCGAACTGTGCTCCCCAAATTTCTTTAAGGGAAGCTTCCAATGCACACTTATCACCTTCATATACAGACCATGTTGAATCTAAAACGTTATTTTTATCTTCCTGGAACTTAGCTGAAATAGCTGGTTTATCACCTGCGAGAGCATCTTTCACTTTAGCAACGATCTTTGACAAGAATGATTCCTCTTTAGCAACGGAGTCAGCTACAACTTGTTTCTCTTCAGCAACTTTCTTGGTCTTACCAATAACGTAAGATTCAAGTTGTTCCATTTCATAAGCCGAAATTTTATTTAAAATCTTTTTTGTTTCCTCATTGGGAACAACGCTCTTGTCAGCCATGGACGACTCCTTTTCAACTGGTGGGCAAATGCCACAAAAATCAGCTTTTAATTGGATCTTAGTACTTTCATCAAGTTTGTCAAATAATTTATCCATCTGTGCAGCCAAGTCTAACTGCTCTTTCTTTGTCAAAGAAGCTTTCTTCGATATCTGATTCTTCATGTTAGACAAAACAGTTTTAATAACAGCTGTTGGATCTGCTGGAACTCCTACAATTGAATCTTCATTAAATACAATACCTTTATTAATAGAAAAGCAAGGAACCATATCACCTTTCTTAATATTGTATTCTGGAGCATCAACTTCAGCGGGAAACTGCTTACCAAGATTCATACCCATATGATCACACTTCTCATCAGCATCTGAATGAAGCACATGACCACAAATAGAACAAATAGATTCATCAACTGAACAACCCATACTTGTGCTATTCAATTCACCAGTCTCAATCTTACGGCAAATCTCAGGATGGAGGGTACGATCAATCTTACCAACCAACTCAATGTAAAACTCACCAGTCTCAGGATCGTCAATAGGCAAAGCATCAATGATCTTACCAATGGAATATAGAGAACTTTCAGAGTTATGATCTAAGAAAATATTACGACCAATGAAACTTTCGTAAGAAGATTCTAATTCTTTACGAGGAAAATAATCTTTATTGCCATTAAAATTCCAACCACGACTTCCATCTTTAGTTAATGGACCTTGATCACCAGCAGAAATAGCACGAGCGCGATAGTATAGAAAATCGGAATTCTTTGCTTCGATAACTTTTGTAGCTGGAGTAGCTACGGGTTTCTCAATAAGCAAATCTTCAGCAACAGCTGCTGTCTTTAAAATTCGTAGATGAGATCCCAATTTGACCAAACTCATAATAAATTATCCTTTAAATAACCCTGTAATCCAATTAGGTACTTTCTTACTATTTTCAACATTAAAATTGCGTCTTTCATCCCAATCTTCATCAGTTAGTTCTTTCTTAGCTGGGATAGACTCTTGAACTTCTTCCTGCTCTAATTCTTTAAGCCACTGCTCATACTCTTCAGGGCTAAGATCATGATGCTCAAATGGATCTTTAATCTCTTTATGGACCTCTGGGGTTACATAGCGCACTTTTGTTTCAGGCTTTTCAGGTGTTCGCTCAACTTTAGGTTCAGGAGGAGCTATTGTTCGAACCATAGGTTGCTGTTGCTGTACTGGTTTTGCTGGAGTAGGAGCTGGACGACTAGTTCCAATTGCCTCATCTGTCTCACCATATGAATCAACTTCTACTGGTGGAAGACCCTGACCACTAACAGTTAAAGTACAGGAAGCATCTCCTGGATGTGAACGTGAAAATAAAGGTGCATCATACTCAGTTGTAGCTAAAAAATCTTGTAGGTCCCAAACCTGTTTATTTAAATCTCTACATTCACCATGATGAGAACCATTTGAATTCCATGTGACCTGAGTGTAACCATCTTGAAGCAAATTTTGTAATACTGGACCAGTCATATCCTGACGATGATTACCTGCAGCCTCTTTAGTCAGTCGGCAGATCCTCATTGCTTTTGTTGCGAGACTCGATAGCCAATTTTGATCTGTCATATTTCATTTCCAAAAATTCTAGGTTATCTCCAGGAATCCATCCAGTATTGCAGTCACAGAATAAAGAATATGAATCGTAATCATCACCCATATTCTGAAAACATTTTTTCATGCCATGATGATCATGTATTTCCCAACAATGCCCACAGGTGCGACACTCATTTTCGTTTGGCATATTTATACTCAAGAAACTCTAAATTGTCTTCTGGTAAAAATTCGATGCAACGGCAACTTCCATTGACGACATATTGACACTTACTTGGTTTATGATCAATACTTGTATGAGATATATAGGAGTGATGACAAGCTCTACACTTCTCAAAATTATATGGATTCTTAATTCTTCTGAGAGGCATTACTTGCTCTCATCAACACCATGTTTCTCTAGGATTGCTTTAGCAAATTTGATTTTCTCATAACAATCATCTTTGATTGTACGAGACAATTGAGTTAAGTTTCTTTCTGAAATATCAGAAATCCTAATGAGATCTAGCACTCGTCCCATATACTTAACCATAACAGCTTCAAACATCACAGGAATATTGAGATCCCCATCTTCTGTAATGTAATTTAGTTCTTTCTTTTCGCCTCTTTCATTGCTATCATGATGCATAAATGCTCCTCTTTACTGGCCTTTTTAATTAGAAAAATCGTTTAGAACGTAGTGCTCCTATATTAACACGGAAATATTATACTTTTCTGCTTCTTTTGATTGTTATTTACTAATAGAAAAGCCAATAGCCTGGAGACGGTCCATAAGGATAGCCATATCGTCAGAACTATAGTTAACTACCCCAATACTCTTTACAGCAGAATGAAGCTGATCTACTGTAAGCTTTTTCTCAGGGATTTGCTTTAAAATCATCTCTGCCAGAAAGTTAGGATCGAGAGAGAATCCAGCATTCTTAACTACTTGAATCTTATTAGGTGAGCCACGTTTAGATAATGACATTTTAACCTCTTATAATAAAAATTGGGCCTGTCCCAACTGACAATCTATATTCAATTAGAACAGGCCCAGATTTCTCTTAGGCCACTAACTGAATACCATCATTTGGACAGTACTTAACATCTTTCTTGCGCTTATAGCCACAACCACATACATCAATGATCTTGCTTAGACCCTTTACCGTTAAACGGATGGTAGTAGGCTTTGAACGATCTACATCAACGTGAATAGAACTAAACTTCTGTAATGACGTGCTTCCTTCAACTGTTGCTGCAGCCTCACCCATACTTAAAGAAGCATTATTGAGAGTTGCCCCTTCAGGTAAACCAGTTCCAACATTAACCTGAGACAATGCAGAAGCTTCTGCTGAATAAGTGGCATTCAGGGAATTGGTATGAACAATACCTTTTCCAACAGCACCAGAAGTATTTAAACCACCTGTGAATGTAATATTACCACTGGTGTTACCACCAATTGCATTACCACTCCAATCTGTGGTAGTAGTTCCATAAGTAAATGTCTTAGCATATGGATAACAAGTATTGCACCACTGATTATTGCAACAGTGACTGCAATGACCAAGCCAATTAAACCCATGATGTGAACAATCGTGTTTATACTCATGGATAACTGTCTTCTCAACTACAGGTTCATCCTTCTCAGGATAAAAATTTACTTCTACAATACCATTCTCACTATCATTAGGCTGTTCAACTTTGGGATCGGAAAGTCTAGCTAATTTGAATCGCTTTCCTTCTGAAAGATTGCCATCTTCGACAAACCTTTCCAGGTCTACAGTTCCATTAGCATCTATTACAATACCCTTAACAGCTATGCGACCATCAAGCCACACATCTGCAACAGCTCGTTTACGAAGTTTATTCTTGAGTCGAATTACATACTCAGATCCGAATGGAATAAGGACTGAACCATCATCCCCTTCCTTCTGAATCTTTCCACCAACCATTAATGCCACGATGTAACTATCTCTATACATGTCCATGTTGCTCCTTTTTTTTCATTTTATTCAGTTTCGATGAGGGCACTGAACAAGCCCCGTTTTACAAAGGAGGGTATATTTATTTTGTATCTTTTTT